TATACAGGTAGAACAATGGATTCATCAATACAGGGCCTATCTAATCAAACAAGATCTAGATAAAGGCAGAGACATAAATGAATCGTATGTTCAAACAATAGGACCATTACATATTTCTAAAGTACGTAATTGCCCTACAGATGGATACAATTATAAATCTGATGAAGAACTACCAAAGTTTATAGATTTACATTTTGGATCTGGATTGATTTGTGTAAAAGACTTAGATGGTAATTTGATTCAAGTTGGAACTGAAACCAAAGCAAAGTATCAAATTAATAGAAAATATACATGCAATGATTATATTGCATATCTTAAAGGAAATCATTTGTACATAATGGGACCAGAACATCTAGAGTATGTTAGAATAGATGGTATACTAGAGGACCCAACATCAATTGGTGAATGTTTTGATAGGGATGATACACCATATCCTGTTCCTGCAAACATGATACCCACAATTAAAGATATGATCTTTACTAAAGAATTAAACTTGATGTTGCAAATGCCAAATGATACTACTAACAATAGTACAAATGATGTAAAAGTTCAATAATGGAGACGAAAGCTTATACGGGACACAACTTCTATGACTCGTATTCTAAATATGTGGAAGATAATCCACTATATCAAGTTGAATATAGAGTATTTAGAGACATAATAAACGATTACTTTAAATATCTTAGAGATGAGTTAATAGAAAACGGAAAAGAGGTTAAGTTACCTTGTAGAATGGGAACCATTCAAATAGTAAAACACAAACCTAAAGAGTATACTGGGAAGAGTCTTCGAATTGATTATGCTGAGAGTAAGAAAGCTGGTAAAATTATTTATCATTTAAATGAACATTCCAATTTCTATAAATATAGAGTATATTGGAATAAACAAAATATGATAACTCCAAATAAAACCAAATATCAATTGGTGATGACAAGGGATAATAAAAGGCATCTTGCTCAGATTATCAAAAATCATATTAGAGATTATAGAGAATTATGATTACAAAATTAACTTCAATTAAAACGGTAATTGCTAAGATAATTGCTGATCTAGATTTGAAAGAAGATGACATGAGAATAAGTGACATCAGATCTTGGTGTGGAGAAGCAATTGAAAAGATTGGTGCTGTTACACAATTTATTCCAAAAGTGTCTGGTCAAGATGGTACTCCAATTACTAAATTGTGTGGGTATCAAGCATCATTACCATGTGATCTTCATCAATTGCATCAAGTTGCATACTCTTTTAATTGTGATGGACCTTGGTTTCCTATGAGGAAAGCTACAGGTTCATTTGCTGTTTGGGGGCATGGCAAATGCTGTTGCAACTGTGACTGTTATGATGAACTTGGGCACAAAAAGGAATGCCGTCATAATAATTGCTGTGAACATTGTGACCCAAATATGATTGTACAAGAGGATACAATGGTTAACTTGGTAGTGGATATGATTGGTAACATAGATAAAACAGAGGCTTTAGAATTACTAAATACCAATCAAAATCTACGTACAATTATTTCAAATCTTATAAACGAACGTACACATAACGATGGGTTCAATACAGCAAATCCTAGTGGTGGATTGCAATATAGTATCAAACCTGGATTTATAATGTGTAATGTTCCGTCAGGTTACTTAAAATTATCATACAGTGCGATACCTACCGATGAAGATGGATACGCTTTAATACCAGATTTAACTTCTTATACTGAGGCTATATACTGGTATGTTACAATGAAACTGAAGTATCCTGAGTATTTGAATGGTAAGTTAAATCGAGAAGTGTACTACGATATTAGAAGATCTTGGAATTTTTATAGAAACCAAGCATATGCTGAGGCATTGATGCCAAATGAAGATGGTATGGAGTCTATTAAAAATAATTGGAATAAAATTGTTCCAGAATTTAGAGATCATAATACTTTTTATTCACATACTGGGGAAAGACAAATAATTTATAACGCAAATGAACGCTACTAGACAAACAAATACATTTGCTGGTGGACTTAACATGGATGTAGACTATTCTGTGTTAAAAGACAACCAGTACATATATGCAGAGAACATTCGAATATTAACGAATGAAGGATCTTCTTTTGCAGCAATGCAGAATATAGAAGGGTTCTTAGCGTGTAGACCTTCTTCAAATTTGTCTGGTGAAACTATTATACACGTTACCACAGTAAGAGATTGGGCGATTGTTTTTACTAAGGTTAATGGTACAAATAACAATAATGTCTATAGAATTGATTTTTCTAGATCCCAAGAGGAACCAATTGTAACAAAAGTAGTAACTAATAGACCTTTAGATATAGAAGTATCATCTAGTAACGTAGCTGCAATTAGCAGTGTATGTAGATGGGAAGCAAGCAACAATGTAAAGGTGTACTGGGCAGACGGACATGCTCAAATTAAAGTAATCAACGTAGATGATGATCACATATCTAGTAATTCATCTATTACTTCAGATAATATAGTAATGTTACCAAAAGCTACATTAGCACCATTTGAATTTAATGGATTTGGGACAGGTAGTTTAGAATCTGGGATGATACAGTATTGCTATCAATTGTTTAAAGTGAGAGGTACAGAATCTGCAATATCCCCACTTACTCCTCTTTATCATTTAAGTGATGGAGATCAGAAAACAAATTATAATGCTGTAAAAGGAAGTTCTAAAGGACAAAATACTGGTAAGTCCATAAAGTTACAAGTAAGAAACAATAGTACTGGATTTGATAGACTTAGAATAATCTCTTTATTCTATAAGGCAAAGAATGAGGTACCTGTAATATCTATAGTAGATGATATAGTTATTGGAACTGGTTCTGTAATAAACTATGAAGATAAAGGTGGTAGCTTAGTATCGGAATTAAGTATTGATGAATTTAATTCATTAGCTAATTATACATTTATACCTGAAGTAATAGAATCTAAAGATAACAGATTATTTGCTGCTAATCTTACTGAGGAAACATGGGATGTAGAATATGATGCTAGAGCATTTAGAGCTAATTCTTCTGGTAATGTATTATTGCTATCTAACTCTGGTTCTTCGTTAAGCTTTGCTCTATCAGCATTAACTACTACAAACATACCTAAAGACCACGATTGTATATGCCCATTTAATGTAGATGGTAGTGCATACAAGTATACTACTTCTCCAACAGGAGGATATATACAAGGTGGAAAAGGCAAGAATGTGTCATATAGGTTTATTACTACAGATTTACTAGAAGATGCATCTACTACATCTAGAGGAATGATAAACGAAGAATTTACATTCAATGCTTCTTCAAGATCACTTACTAGTTTAGGTATTAACTATGAAGGTAATGATAAATCAAATACAATAAGTTTATCATCTGGTAACAAAATACCAAACTATTCTAATGCCGAAATAGAGTCCAAAGTAAAAGGATATATGAGGGATGAGATTTATAGATTTGGTATAGTATTGTATAATAAGCAAGGTTTGGCATCACCGGTACATTGGATAGGTGACATAAGAATGCCATCCAATAAAGATACAGGTTATAAGTTTTTTACTTCTAATGAGGCTAGTGATTATGGATCTAATTTATCAGTTGTTACTAAACCACTTGGTATTGAGTTTGAAGTAAAGAATTTACCATCAGATGTAGTAAGATACGAGATAGTTAGATGCGAAAGAACTCTATCTGATAGAACTATATTAGCTCAAGGAGTAGTAAGTTGCATTACGAATTATGATAGAGATTCTAACATCTTAACACCATTCCCATATCTAGCTTATTCAAATAAGCATGGCTATTATGCAAAGACCCACAATAATGGAGATTTCCAATATACCTTTAACTTGTCAGATACACAATCTAACAATTATTTCATGTTTGTATCTCCAGAAATAGCAGTCAACAGAGAAAATGCTGATGCATTAATTGATAAGTTTCAAACAGTTGAAAAGGTAGGGGTTATGACGTCTCCTATTACTGCGGATGGTGATTGGGGTATTACAGATGGTTCTCTAAAAGTATTAGCAAATGCTAGATCTATAAAGTATGACGGTTCCACAATAAAACCAACTAAATCATTAGGAGGTCAACCTAGTAATGGTTATGTGGCTAATGGAGCCATAGTAATAAACAATGATGATTTTTATTCAGCATTGCTTGCTAAATACTATGGTTTATATGTTGAAAATGGTGTTCAATCTGCTGCAATAGAAAGTGCAAAATATGCAGGACCCAGTAGTCCTTGGTTAACAAATGGTGATCAACCTTGGTATAATGCTGAAGCAATTACTATTGGTGATAAAGTATATTATAACTGGGTGTGGGATAATATTAGAACTGCAGGAGACAGTGAAGTAGATAAGACTGACGCAAATAATGTTAGAAAATATGGTCCTCATGGAATATGTGCCATATTTAAGAGTGATAACATGGTTGCTAATATACCACTAGCTGTAAGTACTTCTAGTTACAGATATGTCAATGCAGTTGTTTTGTGTAATATAAAGCAAAGCGTAAATGCATATGGCGGTAATTCATACTCTGCTATACAGAATTCTGTATATATTACTACTGGTGCTAGCGCTGAATCTAGTGTTTCCACAGTACTGTGCTATGGTGGTGATACATATCTAAACATATTTGATTATAATAACTGTATGTTTAGTTATAATACAGACGATTATTATAACAATAAAGCAAATAGATTATTCTTAGGGGCTTTCATACCATGCGAGTCAAGTGTTAATCTAGCATTAACACATGCTGATTCATCTATAAATAGAACTTATCAAGCTGGTGATGGGTATGCTAACCACTTTGTAGAAGACGATATAATTACTGTTGGTGATTTATATACTCAGAACACTCCATCATATGCATACAATGATGCTTACTCTGCTCAACCTAATGCAAAAAAGTTTGTAGCTAAATCTATTTACAATATAGATAATTTATTAACAGATACTCGTATCATATCTTCAGAGCTTAAAACAAATAATGAAGTTACTGATTCATGGACAAAATTCAAAGTAGCCAATTATCTTGATGTAGATACTAGATTTGGACCAATTAATGATATGAAGTTATTTAAAAACAATTTAGTATTCTGGCAAACAGACGCTTTTGGCACAGTTGCAGTAAATGAACGTTCTATTATAACTGATAATAACCCAGGTGCTCTTACTCTAGGTACTGGTGGTATACTAGACAGATATGATTACTTTACTACAATGAATGGTGAAAGTCCAAACCAGTTGAGAGCAAATACTCAATCAGATAGTACTGTATACTGGTATGATAGTAAACGTAATGAGATATGTGGGTTTAATGGTCAATTACAAACAGTATCTAAATTAAAAGGAGTTCAATCTTATTTGAATAAGAATAAAGACTTGTTTAAAAAAGATCCTATTGCAGTCTATGATAAGAAATATAATGAAGTTCTGTTTACTCTAGGAGATAAAACATTAGCGTTTAATGAACAATTAGGAGTATTTACTTCATTCTATAACTATAATCCAGACTATTACGCAGAATTTAGTGATAAACTATATTTATTTAAATCATTGAAACTGTTTAAATATAATGGTGGTGAACAAGCTGATTTAGATTCTGACAAAGCAAAGGTATCTGAAATAGAATTTGTAGTTAACAAAGATTATCCACAAACCAAAACATTTGATAATGTTGAATATAGTGGTGATTTTACTACAGATACTAATTTTGATTTGATCTTATTTACTACAAAAAGACAGACTAGTGAAACATTAACTAGTGAAGATATTGATTACAGGGAGGATACTTATAAATTTGCAATCCCTCGTAATTCTTTGAAGCTTAATGAAGTAGAACAACTGGCTAACAAATCATACAAAGATAGGATGAAAGGAAAATATCTTATCTGTAATTATAAGTATGATTGTAATGGTGGTAATGAATTTAAAGTACCATATATTAGCACAGCTTATAGATACTCAATGATATAATATGAAAAAGAAAAACAATAAAAAGACTATACCAGCATATGCGTTTGGCATGGATCAGTTGTCAAACTACCTTGGTGGAGCTAATGTATTTGGCTCTGCCATTTCTGGTTTATCAGAAGAAGGTTCAACAGGTGATGTTGCAGGTAGTACTATTGGCAGTGCAGCTTCGTTAGCCGGTGCTGGTCTCACTGTAGGTGGTCCTATTGGCGCCGCTGTTGGTGGTGGATTAGGATTGGTAAGTGGACTTATTGGTTCAATTAAACGCAAAAAGCAAATGCAAGCATTACGACGCAGAAAGGAAACCCTCAACAAGACCAAAATAGGTATGAATGCTGCAGCTGAAACTGAAGGGGAATATTGGGATAATAATGATCTTGCATATACATTTGAGAATGGTGGAATACTCCCAGACTTAGCGTACTTGGACAATAACGAAGTGGTCAGAGATGACTCTGGTAATATTGTTCAGGTTCCAAACACACAACCTGGCACAGATAATCATCTAGTGGATGCATCTACTTTAGAATCTGTATTATCTGACAAGATTAAAAGACCAGGTACAAATCGTACATTTGCTAAGGAAGGACAAATATTATCTAAAATGACAAAACCTAGCAAAGGCAAAGATATATTTGCTGAAAATACAAACAGATTAAATAAAATAAATGCTAACAAAGCTTATAATAAATTGTTAGCAGAACAAGAAGCCGTTAAAGCTGCAAAGGGTGTTAAGCCCAAAGTAAAAGGAATACCTGCATATGCAGATGGTAAAGGTAAAACTGTAGACGATGTTAGAAGTAAGATGAATGCAGATACATACGCTGCATATTCTGATTTCTTCGATGAACTCGGTACAGGATTAAATAAATTTGGTGAAGCATTGGGGTATTTTCCAAAACGCATATTTGGTCCTCTTATAAATAACAAGGGTATAACTGACGCTGTAAAATCTGCAAGAGATACAAAGCCTTCTGTCACTTCTACCAATTACACTGGTGACTCCAACGTTGGTAAAGTATTTAACAGAAGTACATCTATGAATCCTTTATCAATTGGCTCTCCTACTACTGGTGCTTGGTTTTCATATCCAACACAAATGATAGATGCAATCACATATGCAAACGATGAACCAATCGCTGTTGATATACCTCTTTTACCGATTGAATCTGAACCAACTTTAACAAACACGTACACAAATGCATCGAATAAACAAGTTACAAAAACCCCTAGTACTACTGGTTCTGTAACCACCAAACAGACAACCAAACCTAACATTACTAAAACTACTACTCAAAGATTATCTGAACCAACAATACCACTAGTAAACACTAGTATGGCAATAGATTGGGAGGATATTGTTACTCCAGTAAATATACCAACGTCTGCAGATGAAGCTACTAAGAAACGTGCACTTGGTAAACCAAAAAGTGGTTATTCACCAGATTGGTTATCATTGGCTCCTACAGTGTATAATACTTTACAATCATTAAGAGGACCAGAAGAAGAACCATTAGTATTAAATCCATATGCTGGTGCAGTTAGAAGTACAATGGCTAGACGTAGAATGAATATTGAACCTGCAAGATTAGCTAACAGTAGATCAAGGGCCATTTCAAATTATAACTTAGCAAATATTAATGCTAATACTGGTGCTAATTTAGCAGCAAGAACTCAAGCCGCTGTTGATGAGTATGCTTCTAATGCAAACATGTACGCCACTAAACAAAATGCTGACAATGCTTACTTAGGAGAATACGCAAATACTCTTAATAATTTAGGACAACAATTTGTACAAAGTGAAAATATGTACAACGATCTTAATGCTAGAAACAGAGCTGCTGCTAGAAACTTTGGAGCAACTGCAACTAGTCAACTTGGTAAATGGTCTCAAGTAAATAGACAAATGCAAAATCAATACAATAGGGATCAAATGACACTACCATTCTTAGCTGATTTCTTAAGTCAAGGATTTACTAAAGAACAAGTGGATAATTTATTAACAAGAACTAGAAATAGAGTTTAATATGGTAAATAGATATGATAATCCTGCACAAGCAGAGTTCATAAATACATACGTTCCAATTCCATTTGAACAATTGTATACACTTGGGAAGCAGGCAAAAGAAAACGTAGATCAAGCATTAAAAGATTATTCAACAGCTTTGGATAAATGGGCTGAATTTCAATCTCCATCCGCTGCTGACACAAAAGCATACTATGATGAAACTTATGGTAGAGCTTTGCCTGTGGCTGAAGAACTGTCTAAAAACTTAGACATGATAAAAACCGCAGAAGGGAGATCCAAAATATATTCAGCAATAAATAATGTAGACAGGGCTAAACTAAGCATGCTTCGTCAAAGTGCTGAAGGTTTAAAAGAAAGACAAAAAGTAAATCAACGCTTAATGCTAGAGGGAAAATACAATCCTTTATGGCATGACGTTGATTTCACTGGTTATAATACACTTACTTCAGGTATTTATAATGATGTATCTCCATTAGGTTATCAATCAATAAAAGATCTTACAGACAAATATGTAAATAATCTTAAAGATAGCTATTTGGGTAGATCCAATGGTTTTATTCATACTGGTGTAACTGGGGATCAAATTAAAAAAATATTGGATGAAAATAAAAGTGGTATACTATCTACTCCTGAGGCTCAAATGCATATGCAAGTGTACTTAAAACAGAACCCTGGAGCAACTGCTGAAGATGCTGCAAATGCTTTTATGGAAAGAGCATATATAGATAATCAAGAATACATTAGAAATAATATTACAGTAGATCCATATGAAATGCAAGCTTTGAAAGAACGACAAGCTTTAAGAGTTGCAGCTACACGAAAAGGAAAAAATGGTGAACAACCCACTGATTATCCAGATGCTTATACTAAATTGTATAATGACGCAGTAGTTCAAGAAAAGCGTCAAATGCAAAATAATCCAAATCTAACTAGAACAAGATCATTTATAGAAGGTCAAGCATCTATGATACAGACTTTGACAGACGCTGCTAATGCTCTAGAATTAGGTGCTATTACTCCAGAAGAATACAACACTATGTATAAGGCATACCAAGAATCTGCATCAAAGAACTACAGTAATGAAGCTATGGCAAATGCTTATGCAGAGGATGTTAGGGATATGTTTGCTAAACAATCTGATATATTCCCAGCTGTTGGAGTAAAACAAGAAAAGTTACCACTGTACTATGATACTGCGTCCAGGGTGTTGAACGAACTTACTTATCCTACTTCAGGATTAGTTATGAACCGTTACAATAAAATAAAATCTTCTAAAGAAGTAGAAATTAACAGTAATGATGCTATAACTAATGGATTTACTATTCCAGATACTAATGGGTTAATATTGTCCACAGACTTTGTAAACAAAGTAATGAAGGTTCCTTCTATGAAATACACGGTTCAGGACAATTCAAGACTTAATAGAAACTTTGCAGAAGACCTAAAATCTGGAGTATTCCAAGATGTTATAAAGGTGCCTAGAAACAAAATAATGGTAGGTGAATCCAATGGCCAACCACAATTATTTCAAAGGGTTAGTGTTAAGATACCTATTCAGTCTATAAGAAATGCTAACTATGATGTTGACAGTTTTAAAGAAATGGTTAATAAAACTATGGGTTTAACATCTGAAGTTGGTTTAAGTGTTAAGCCAATAAAAGGTGAAAGTGTGGAAGATGCGTGGGGTCACTCTGATACCAGAGGTGGTGCAGCTCTTACTGGAGAATACTTTACATTTGATGCAATGGAACCAATTGATCCACATGGTATGACAAGAATGACTTTTGATCAAGAAGTCAATAAAGAACATGGTGGGTCTAAACTACAAAATGATTTATATGATAGTTCATATAACGAATCATATTCTTCTGATATCGAACTTTATCAAACTATGCTTAATCTGTTACAATAATATATGGAAACATCTATATTAGACAAATACAATGCTGGTTTAATTCCTTCTAAAACCAATGCTACTACTGCGGCTATACGACAAGTAAACGCCCAGCATTCCCCTTTAACAAAAATTAAAACAGGGTATGATCGTGAATTGGAACAAACTCCAATTGATGATTATGAAGAAATGTATCTATTGGACAAAGAAAATCCAGAGGAAACTCTTAAAGATAAGAGCTACTTAAAAGATGCATGGACCACTTTTATGAATAGTAGAGATCAAATCAATCTAATGTCGGAAAGAGCTAAATTAGCTAAGGATATAAATCCCGTATTAGATGATATTGATTATGAATTGAATTTTCTTAGTGATAAGCAAAAGCTTAAAAATCTTGAAAATACTATTCCTACTTTGGATGAGAATTCTGAAGAATACAAAAATGCAATATCTGAATATTTTCAACTTCAAAGAACATTAGCAGATAGACAAGAGCAATACGATAGCATCTTGTCTAAATATGGTGAAAAAGAGGGTGATAACATTGATGCGAGAATTGAATATCTAAGTAATTCTAGAAAATCGTGGGAAGAAGAAAGATCTAAAGTAAATGAAGAAATAAATAATATATATTCTAACTTACGAGATAGATCTGAAAATTATACACCGTCTTCTGAATTTAGAATAAAAGAACAAAGAGCTCAAGACAAACCTTGGTATTCTCCAGATTACTTTTTATATGCTGGTCCAGGTTTAATAGGTTCTTCTATGGCAACTGTTAATGGTTATATTGCAGATGCTTTAGCTACTGGAGCTTTATGGTTAGGTAGACATTATGCTACTACTGGAGCATTGAACGCTGTCCCTGGAATTGGTGCTGCATCTAATTTAATTGGGTGGGGTAGTGCAATTGCAGCTACTGCAGCTAGTGTTGCTGGTAATATATACAGTAGACATAGAGAATCTTTAGCTCAAGTATATGGTGCGTATAGATCTAGAATTGAAGATAGTTTAAAGGAACAAGGTATTGACATTAAACAATATGCTGAAATTGGTAGAAACCAGTTAAAACAACAAGACCCCAATATAGATGTTTCTAAGATCTCTGATGATGAGATAATAGATAGAGTTATATCTGGAGAGATAAACATAAATGATGCAACTCTAGCAAATGCCAAAAGATCCTTAAAAGATGGATTAGAAAGAGTTTATGATAACAACATGGCATTATCTGCTATGGATGTTGCTCAATCTGCTTTAGTATTTGCACCTCTTGGCAAAGCTATGGGTAAAATAATAACAGCTCCAATTAAAACTGCTTTAAACCCATTGTTAAAAACAGGTACGAAATTAAGCGAAGCTGCAGCAAGTAAATATAACAAACTTATAGACGCTTATACTGGGTTTAATGCTAGACTTGCATACAATTCCCCAGTAAAAAATGCTAGTCTGCAAGCTGCCAAAGCACTTGGTAGATTGGGTTTTTCTGCTACTGGAGAAGCGTTTGAAGAAGCCAATCAAGATGTATTTGATTATGATTATATTTCTGGTAAGTATGATGGAAAGTCTAGCAGTATTTTTCAATCTTTAATGGGCTTAGCTGATGCAAATTACCGTACTGCAAAAATATTATCTGGTATAGATACTGAATCTGAATTAGCAAATGATCCACAATTTTGGAATGATGTAAAAGGGGGGTTTGCATTAGGTTTGTACATGGGGGGACCTACGATTGCTTATCATTCTGGATTGAAAACTTACAAAGATATGACTGCCAATTCTTTTGTAAGGGACGTGGTTGCTGATCACATTGGTAAAAAAGATGCGATGATCAAAGCTATGTCATACTCTGAAATGGCAAATAAAAAGTTGAATTATCAACAAAATGTACTTGATGTACTTGAAAATTATAAGTATAATTTGCCAGAAGGTATTACTGAACAAGATTTAAATGATGAAATAGCTACTGCAAATAACATTTTCAGTTTATCTAAATCTAAAGTAAACCAAAATATTGGTAAGACTATTGGATACAATCCTGGAACTACTGAATATAATACTTTAATTGGATTGCAACACTTGGCTACAATAGATGCACAAGAAGCACTTGACAATGCCAATCAAGCACAAGAGGCAGACAATACTTTCTATACTACTCTGGAAAATGATCAAATGTTAAACCATTATTCTCCAGAAGAAAAGCTTACTGCTGTTGCATTAACTAAGTTAAACATTCAAAAGCAAGCATTAGAACAATTAAAAACAGCACTCGAATCTAAGCCAGAAGAAAATCAACAAAAGTTTGGTATAACGAATGAGTCAAATGCTGTTGGTAAATCTATTTCAAAAGAAATACCTAATATATTAAAAGACATAGATGCTAAACTAAATCAATTATCAGAAGGTACTAGATTCAGTTCAAACTTCATAGCCACTCCAAATTTGGTTAACAAAGGTATTGATAGTTATGTCAACACAATGATTGCAAATCATGACCTTTTGGTAGCTGAGCATAAGATGAATGAAATATTTGGCAATACTTTGGAAGATGGTAAACTTATAAACTTCAACAACGCTTCTAATGAATCAAAAAAGAAGATAGGTAAAAAGATAAAAGAAAGAATTGATAATTATATAAACAATTCAGACGAATCATCAAAGATAGTAGAAGAAAATGCAAAGGATGTTGTTGAAGCAGAATCTGCAAAAGAAATGTCTAGAGAAGCAGCTAATCAAAGTGATGATCAACAACCTATTACTAACAACGAAACTCAAGTAGATAATCAAGTAGCTACTGAAGTAGAGCAAGAAAAGGCAACGTCTCCAAAAACTCCTATTATGGATGACAGGGCTACTTCTGACATTGATACTAAAATACCAGTAGCAGAGAAGGAAGTAAAAGAAGATGAAGAATTTCCTACTAAAGGATTAGAAGAGTTAAGTAAGGAGTTTGAAGAAACCTTAGCCAAAGTAAAAGAAAAAAAACAAGAAGATACTGAGAGGAAACCTAAACCTGAGCCTAAACCAGTTGTTGAAACTCAAGAAGACGAAGAGGATGAAATAGAATTTGAGCGAGCTGATGAAAAAGCTCTGATAGATCTTGCAAATTCTGAAGCTGTTTCAGACGAGGATGATAAAAAAGTATCTGAAACTTATGAAACTTCTAATCCTGAAGTAACTGAAGAATCTCAAGTAAAATGGGCCCGTAAGAAGATTGCTACAGAATCTAAAATGAACAAAAGAGCAGATATGGACTCTGAGACTAGAGATTTGGATGAATCTTTAGAAATTGAAGAAATGGTACAAGATAAAGTATCTCATACACTGTTCTTTAATCCTGATGCTACAACGCCTATTTATCCTGGTGCCAAGCCAGGCAAGGAATTAGCAGAGAGAATAAAAGATCCAAACTTTTTTAATGATAGTTTCTGTGAGTTTGTTATAAATAAAGATTATACAGAAAAGGGGCATAAACCATATAAAGAAAATGATCCTAGTACATATGATTCTGCATCTATAATAATGTTAATTCATCATGGCACTGGCGATTATGCAATGGCTTTGAAAACTCCTTCTGGAGCTAGAACTTTCTTAGCAGCAAAATTAGCTAGCATACCTAAAGAAAGGCTTACAGAAGAGGATATTAATCTTATTAATAATGCTAATGATTTATCTATAGCAGATTTACGTAGATTTAGAAATGCAGTAATTTCTACAATAGAGTCTGCAACAAATGATGAAGCTGTAGTACCTAGCACAATAGTTAGAACTAAAGGAATACCTAATGTTGTTAGAAAAGATGGTAGAGCTGTATTCAGACCAATACACGAAGTAAAAGGCTTACAGATACCAACAGAAATTACTGATATTACTCCAGAAAATGTAACATTTGGTATAAGTGATGGTATTGTAAAAGATTCCGATATAATAGGAGCCAATGGTGAAATGTTGCCAGGTAAAGGGGGTAGTGGACAATTGTTTATTTACCCACCAAAATCCAATACTTTATCAAATCAAATGCTACCGTTACAATTAACTCTTCAAAGATTTGATAGAAAACAAGCTGAATTCTTAGCCAATTTGTTAATTAATTATGGTGCTAATCCTAATTCTGAATATGGAGATACAGGAATCATTGCTGGAGAATTAATTGATTTCATGGTTAGATTTGGAGATTCTACTAAAGTAACTACTGCAGATAAAACATTTGATTGGTTAAAAGAAAAGCAGTTATATATTGATGATAAAAGTAATTTGGTAATTGGTGAAAAAACATTCAATATTGGTAACTTATCTACTCAGGATAAAAAAGACATAGCTGAAGCATTAATGGGATTCCATTGGCGTATAGCTAGAAAGAATTTCTTTAGACCTATAAAAGAAGCATTACCTTCAATATATGATTATTTTAATCATAATTCTGTTGATTCAATTGAAATTATTCCAGGTATAACTCTTACTAAGGATGACTTCTTTTCTTCTACTCCAGTTTATACTATGGGAGTATTAGAAAAAGCTGGTGTAATAAGAAGTGATTTAGATGATCAACTGTTCAAAGATTCTTTTGCATATGCTGAAGACATTCAGAAAGTACCAAGAAAGATCAACAATACTGAAGTAAAAGAAGCTGCTGAAAATAAAGCTAGTTCATTGCCAAATATTCCTAGTATCCCAGAACCACAGGCAGATATTACTGAAGATGTTACAACTTCTGAAGCCACCACTCAAGATGATTCTTATATAGATGAAATAACTAATGATGGAGAAATAGATCCTTTGAGCTTGGGTATTGATGAAGATTTTGATATACCTACTCGTAAAGTTACAGGTAACATATCAGAAGTAGTAACTCCAGAGGAAATTCAATGGTTTAGAAATAAATTAGGATTACCAGAAGATTCTTTACATATTGTTGAAGATGCTATTGCACTTGGTGGTAATGAATATGCTATGGGTCTTGTCAGAAAAGATTCTACTATACTATGGAAAGGTGCAGAACGTGGTACATTGTATCATGAAGCATTCCATAGAGTGTCATTGTTAACTATTTCTCCAAAGGAAAGAAAGAAAATCTATGAATTCTATAGAAATAGAACTGGTTTTGTTGGAAGTGACAAACAAGTAGAGGAAGCTTTAGCAGAAGACTTTAGACAGTACATGCTAAATAAAGTAGATCCTGAATTAAATCTTCTTAAAAGAGCTTGGAAAGCTATTAAGAATTTCATAAGTAAATGGGTTTGGAGAACTGATACTAGCATCGATAATATTTTTAATAGAATCGCTTCTGGTTATTATAATAGATCTAAACAAAATTCAGCTGCTGTAAATGAATTTCTTGCTGCATATAAAGGTGCAGGTGCCCCATTTAAGGTAAGAGGTCATAAATTTAAAAACATTAATAACACACAATTTAAAGAAACTGTAAATTCACTTGTAGGTGCTTTATTCACATTAAATAACATAAGACTACGTGATGATTTGCAAAATCTTAATTATGGAGTGTTGAAAGCTGCATTAAAACCAGAAATAACAGCAAAGTTAGTTGAAAAAGGAACTATTACTAAGGAGCAAGGGGAAGTTAGAAATGAAATATACAATACATTTGATACTGTATTTAAACCTGAAATCATAAATAAATTAAATGAGTATCAAATAAGAGCAGTAGATAAACAAGAAAACATTGATGCAGAAATTGATGAAAAAGCAGTTGGTAATAGCGTAGGAGATCAAATGGCTAACTACATTCAAGAACAACTGTCTGTTTCAGTTAAAGATAATGCTCTTGCATCTATAAAAATTTTCATTGCGACAATGCCTAGAACAGAATTTGTAATGAAACAAAAAACAAATCCTGATGGCACTGTAACCCAAGTACAGGGTGTTGCTGCAATAAAGAGCCCTGTTACAGGTTTACCTCTAATGGTAGATTTTGATAAATCTTGGAATACTATTATTAATGAGATCCACTCTGAAAACACATTCAAAGGGATGATGGACAAGAGTGCAAAACTTGCTAAAGTAGCACCGTTATTTAAAACTCTGTATAACGAGTTATATAAGGTTACAAACGAATACGTGCAGAAGAAAGGTATTCAAGAGGATGAAGCTCAAAAAATAGCAAGAGAGAACTTACAAACTCAGTTTAGAAATACGTTCCGTAAAGCTAGACATAAGTTAGTTGGTATTTTATCAGAAAAAGTTGAAGATGAGAATGGTAATGAACAAACTAACTTATATGTTAAAGATGAAAATGCAAATAAGGTATCTAAAAACATATTAGAAGGTTGGAACTATAGTTTAATAACAAATGGAAGCGTATTAGACACTTCTGATAACTTATTCAAAGCAAAAGTTAGTGAATCTGAAGAATTCATAGCTAGAGAAATCAACAATGAGTTTAATAAAATAATAAAGGTTGTAGAGAAATATAAAACTACACCTAACAAAAAATTAGTAAATGGTCAAACTTACAAAGAATATGTACCAGAAAAGCTAATTACTATTAAGAATAAGATAGTTGATTTACTCAATAAAGTTGGAGTAGAAATTGATTTAGAGTCACTAAATTCTTTCCTTACTAAGGAATATTACAATTCAGATCCTACTGAAGCATTAGTTTCAATGTTATCAGATAGATCCAATAAGAGTATATACTTCTTCTTTAATTCCAAAGTAAAGGACTTGGCAAAAATTCAAGAAAGTGGTGTAGTTCCTGGTCAATACAATAGAAGTATTACAAAATATTATGCTGATTCTAAATTCTTAGGAAGACTCGCTGAGACATATGCAATGTTGCATCCTTCTTCTGATGAATTATCAGTATTATCTACTGATGGTAAATTGTTGTATCCTATATCAGAACACAATTATTTGTCTGACATGGTTCAAAGATTGGATAATGACCCAGCAACAGTAGAAGCACTTACCAAAGTATTATACAATACTGGTAATAATGACAATCCTAATTACTTCAAGGGTTCTGTATTGTTAACAAATTTATATAATAATGCAGATGCTAAAGGTAAAATAGGATTTGAAACTCTTGTTTATTTTAAAGAACAAGGAAGTGCAGATAAAGGACGTAAGTATACAGAAATATCCCCTCTTGAAGACTATATTGCTAAAATGACATTTACCAGAGCAGGTAGAATTATCTTACCTACTATGGGTGATTCTCAAACATATAATACGTTGTATGGTACTGCAATAAATAACTTCAAAAATCCATTTGATGTAAGCAATGGTGAAATAAAGTTCGATGCTCAAATTCTTAAAAGATTTATCAATTACTTTGAAACTGAATTAGATACCATTGAATTTAATTACAAGAATGAAAATAATTTAACTGAAGAACAAAAAGTAAAGAACTATGATACAGGAAATAGAAATGGTTATAGATTCAGATACTTCAACGGATTCTTTAAATTGAAAGAAAGACCTACATTAAATGGTATTGAATTTGAAAAAGATTTTTCAAACTTTAATGAAGCATTAGACCTAGCAGAAGATCTTGGTGGTAATGAATATGGAACTTCTATTATTTCTCAAATAAGAAATAATTGGAATAAGTTCAGTAATGCTGAAAAAGCAAATCTAATGAATAACTACCTGTGGGATGCATTTAAAGATGAGTTAAATTATGCACAAGAATTAGGTATAATTAAATGGGATGGTAATAAAATAGCTAGTGTAACGAGTTTAGCATTGCCCCAGAAGGCATTAGAAGAAGCATCATCACATTATAAAAAATCTGCAACAGTTTCTAATTATAGCGAAAATCTTGGTGCTGCTGAAATGATTGGTAATTATTTTGCCAATACCATTTCTTCAGTAATTGAATTTGAGAAACTTTTTATAAAAGATCCAGCCTACTACAAAAATCCTGTAGATAAAATTAAACGTTTACGTGAGGTATTATCCACTGGTGTTACTCCAAGAATAGACTACGAAGAAGGAAATCCAATGGCAGATCTCACTGAAGTGAACGTAGGTACACTATCAGATAATGTTATCGTAAGTAGACAAGCTGATCAAATTGCAGAGTATGCTAAAAGATCTGCGGCTATACGATTACTTCAGGAAATGCATGACATGACATTAGATGAAGCAATTAAAACTTATGATAGTTCTGAAGCTTTACCTCATGATGTAGAAGATGCAGCCAATCTTATAGTAAGAGATAAATTTGATGGCTATCTTAACCCTAAAGGCAAAGTAAATCAAACTGATGCCACAGTATTAATATCCCCAGAGTTTTACAAAGAATTAGTACGTAGAGTAGATGGATGGACACCACAAGTAGCAAAAGCATTTGATTTACTTAATAATCCAAATGCAGATCTTGAAGCAGATATGGATACGTATGCAGAAGCATTGGCGGTTACATTGAAACCTTTGAAATTCATGTATTTTGGTGATCATTACGATGTAGGTGCTAAAAGGGATATACCAATATTTGATAAGATGGCTATGTTCCCTGTGCATCGTATTTTCTCTACTGGGGATATGGGTAAAGTATTGGAAGTTATGCAATCACGTAATATCCATATGCTTGCTTTTGATTCCGCAGTAAAAGTAGGACAAAGGGCTAAAGAGGTTAAATCAAGAATTTATAAAGATAAGACTAATAAAGAAATAGACATGGACAGTTTAATGTCAATGCCTACTCATAAACAGTCTTTAACTAACTTTAGACGTCAGTTAATTACTGATCCTCATCATGCAGAAAGACAGATGTTTGTATCTCAAGCACAAAAAGCTGCTATGGGTAATATCAGAAGTGCATGGAAATATACCACACCAGATGGTAAAGTGTACAGTGGTGATGAATTAATTAACAATTTTAATGGTGCTCATAATGCGATTACTGAGGCTGGTAGAAAAGAGATAGAAAGAGATTTTGGTATTACTCCAGATAAACCCCAAGTAAGTGTACAAAGGTTTGCTGAAATTATGCAACGCAAAGCTCTAAGTTCAAACATGAATGACAATGTTATTAATGGTTTGGATGTTGAAAATGGTGAAACTGTTGCACCAATTTCTGGTTTATCTGATAACTCTTGGATAGAAAGCGGTCTTATATCAATGTTGAATAAATCAATTGTTGATACCAACTTACCTGGTGGTATGTTTATTCAAATGTCTTCGATATTGTACAATAGAATTGCTGTAACTTCAGATGTACAAAATGAAAGAAAGTTAAGATTCGCAAATACCGATGGTACTATGGATTGTGTTATTTCAATCAACTTATTGAAACACATAATTCCTGATTACGATAAAAAGACTTTCAGTGAAGCTAAAAAGTGGTTGATAGATCATGATATTGTTGGTCCGAATTCTAAAGCTCTTGCAATGGGTTATCGTATCCCTGCTCAAGGTCAAGCGTCAACTGCAGCTCTTAAAGTAGTAGATTTGTATCCTGAGCAAATTGGTGATACTATCACATTACCTGATGAATTTACATCTCTTACTGGTTCGGATAGACACATCATTGTTCGAACCAGTATAATCTAAAAAACTCCTTTAATTGCTGGAAACCCCTTAGAGCCTGAGGTACTAAGCGTAGTAAAAATCCAAAGGATTGGGCAACCAGCAGCCAAGCCGATCGTTATCTATATAACTAATCGGAAGGTTCAACGACTAATACTCAACTGAAGCTTCCTAAATGGATAGCAAATATGAAAACAAAAATAACAAAAGAATCTAGAAATTTGTTAATCGCTCTTTTACTTGGTGATGGAACAATAAGCAACAACAATGTATTTAAATTGAGTCATTGTGAAGAACAACGTGATTATCTTGAATGGAAAATAAAACAACTCAAAGATGCGGGACTTAGAAACAATGGTTTGAAAGAATACATTAGTGCAAGAGGTTTTAATATTAATAAAAAAGTATATTATACTCAATTAAGTATCATACCTTTTATAAAAGTCTTAAGAAGAGTTTTTTATAAACCTTATAAAAAACTAGGAAATAGAAAACTATTAAATAGACTTGATGCTAGAGGAATTGCAATTTGGTATATGGATGATGGTCATATAAACTATAGAAAAACCAATGGTAAAATTCATGGATTTTATATAAAAATTGCAACTTGTTTACCAAAAGAAGAATTACAAATAATAATAGATTATTTTAAAGATGTTTGGAATATTGAATTTTATATGTTTCACGAAGGTAGAAAAAAAGATAGTTACTCTTTGTGTTGTGGAACAAAAGAAGGAATAAAATTTATAAACATAGTAAAACCATATGTAGAACAGGTTCCTTCGATGGCACACAAAATTCAATATGATTTGAGTCAGCGTACACACGCTGTGTAGCCGAAAGGCGAAATGGGGAGCACCGTAAGGTGAAGATATAGTCTAGTCTTTTATGAAAGTAAAAGTAGATCGTTTGATATTGATAAGTTATTTGTTGCTAGGTACAATTATGATAAGAATGGTAATAGAATCAAATTTGAGACCAAAGAAGATTATACTAATAGACTTAGAGAAGCTGGCTTAGATGATGAAACCATAGTTCGTAAAGTCTACGAAAGATATAATGGTAAAACTGATTTTGAAGCTAATTCAAAGGAAGCAAATGAAAATATGCTTCTTGATATGTATATATCAGTTATCTCTAATCCATTAAACTTTGCAGAAGCCAGACAACCACTGGATACAGTAACAGATTACTTGAAGGATACAATTCTTAAAGAAGTAGATACAATAACTGGTCAAGGTAAACGTACAAGTAAATCCCAACTGTATTATGCCACTCCAGCATTCCAGAGTAGAACTAAAGCAGAGTTGAATGGTGGTAAATTTGGTATTGGCCCATTTGCATTAGCAAATGCTCATCAAGTTCTTACTCAATTGGTCAAATTAAGATTTAAACCAAATAAAATTTTAAGAGACTATGGTATAAGTAATTTGTATGGTATCCAGAGTAATGATAGAAATAAGATTAATATCCTTGACTGGTTATCAGCATTAATAAATGCTCATGTGGACGTTGCAAAAGATCCATACATCATTCGATTGAATGTAAGGAAGTTAACATTTAATATGACTAACTTCTTGATTAGATCTGGTAAAGGCGAAAGTACATTTTATTTCTTGCCTCAACAGATATTAAAAGACTTTGCAATAGAATACGATAAATACTCTGGCTTTTATAATGTAGATACACAAAACAAAAATCCTGAAAGTCTAGCATATAGAACTATTTGGAATACATATTTTGAGAAAGCAAAATCTTTATCTAAAGGTAAATATGATCAGCTTTTAGACTTTTTGAATGATAAAGGTGTAGGTGTTAAACAAAGAGAAAAGATGTTCGATGTCAATTACTTAAAGAAGCAATTGAAAAAAGAAGAAACATTTGATTGGTACTACAATCAGTTGCTTATTATGAAGACTTATCAAGAACTTAATCCGTTCTCAAGATCTTTGTCTGAATTAACTACATTATCTCAAATTGATACTAAGCGCTTTGGTAATAATTTTGGTTTACAAAGTGCATTCTTGGATAAATGGAAACAATTCATGGTAGAGCAACAAGTATTTGAAGACCCTATAAAGGTATTCTCAAATACATTCTTAGGTAAGAAAATGCAAGATGCATTAATATTCCCTAGAATTGCCTTCCAAAACACAATGATTAGACTTACTCCAGAATTTGAAAACCTAAGAACATTAATAGAATTCTATACTAAAGGTTATGCAATTAGTGATGATACGTACATTAATAATATTACCAGAAGTATGGAAGCTACGTATAAAGCTGGTTTCTTTAATAAGTATTTAGCTGAAAATGGAATAAAGCTCAGTAGTTTGTTAGGTGGTCCAAATAGTATCTCTAAGAGATTGGATAGAATTAAATCTGATGTAAGAAGTGGCAAATATCCAGATTTATTAAGTAGTGATGGTTCATTTGAAAATGTACTTATTAATAACATCTTTAGTAGACCAAAGGAAGATACAACTGAATTAAATGGTCCTGATTTTATTGCTTACAAACCAAACAAGAGTGGTGATAATAACTTAGAAAATGAGATCATTAGAGCTTGGGAGGAATTATGGGATAGTGATTATCAGGAAATAAGAGATTTTTCAAAAGATCTTGCATTGTATGCTTTCTATACTTCTGGTGATGCATTTGGTAAGAATAATATCTTTAGATATGTACCTAATTCAATCAGAGAGGAAATAGGTTATTTTGATTACATTAGAGATTTAGAACGAAATCCTGATGATGCAGTTAAAGATATTAAAGTATTCCAAGTAATAAAAGACTTGTGGTGGAATGACCACGTGGTTCCTACTATTGATTATTACGTATTAGATTCTAGTAGAGAAACTATTGAAGAAGAAGGTAGACCTGTATACAGGGCGTTACCTCACGAAGATAGTGGTTTTACTGTAGTAAATAAGAAAGGAGTAGAAGTACAAATTCCTGGCATTATATATGATAAAAAGTCTCAATCTATAATTTCATTCAATCAAAATGGTCAACCTATATATCCACCATTTAAAAAAGTAAAATTAGATAGAAACAATGATCCTAGAACAACATTCTTATATGAATATATAGGTATTAATGAAGATGAAGCTCCAGTATATCGATTAATTAATAAAAAGGGAATTGCATATAGAGGCAATGTATTAATAGAAAATGGTCGTAGTAAATCAGTTTTAAAGTACAATAATGTTGTACCAAAGGGTTATGAGATTATACCAGAAGAACCAATAACTTGGGTTACTGATCTTACTCCGGTAAAAGCTAGTTTACAAGCAAAAGCATTTAATCAAGCTGGTGAATTTAATACAGATATGCTTGCTAATATACAGCAAACAGTTAAAACTCAACAAGCAACTGAACCATTATCTTATCAAGAATGGGTTAAAGACTATCAAACTCAAAAAGGTGAAGCTGATGCAGAAGCGGCATATCAACAATATCTAGATAACTTTGAGTATAGTAAATCACAAGGTACACACACAGTACCTACTACAAAGATAATTTCTGGTGGTCAAACTGGTATAGATCGTTTAGGTTTAGAAGTTGGTAAAGAACTTGGGCTAGAAACAGGCGGAACAACTACTCCAGGATATTATACTGAAAACGGTCGTGATGAATCTTTAAAGGATTTCGGAGTAACTGAAATATCTCCAGAATTACAAGCAGGTAGAAAAGGTAGAGAATTTTATTTACCTAGAACAGAACAAAATGTATTGAATTCTGATGGTACGGTGTACTTTAGTACAGATGAAGATAGTGCTGGTAGAATTGCTACACAAAGATTTGCTAAACAACACAATAAACCATTTTTATTAAACCCTACTAGTCAAGAATTAGCACAATGGTTGGTAGATAACAATATTGGTACATTAAATGTAGCAGGTAATCGTGGTTCTAAAGTATCTCCGGAATTTGATTCTCAAGTAAGAAATACTATTAGAAATGCTTTTAGCTCTCCAATTCAACAAGATCTATTTGCATCTGAACAACCTTCAGAAACAATTAATATATATGCTGGTACTGGTGAAAATGCAGACTTAAGTAATTTTGCAATTAGACCTGTAGATACTAGTGACGAAAACATTTATTTAGGAGAAACACATAAAGCATATAATGGATGGTCAGAAGAAACATTTCAAACCGTAGAAGGTGCATTTCAGGCAGCTAAACTTGGTTACACAACTGCTTATAACGCAGATGGTAATTTATTTAATGATGAAGGAATTCAGTTAAATAACAAGTTAATGAATGCTTCTGGACCAGAGGCTAGACGAATAGGTAGAAGTATAAAAGGGTTAGATAGAGAGGCTTGGGATAGAGATTCATCTAAAATTATGAAAGTTCTAATTAAAGCATCATTTGAACAAAACCCAGAAGCCTTACAAAGATTACTATCTACAGGAAATGCAACTCTTACTCATACTCAAGATAAAGGTAAATGGGGTACAGAATTCCCAAAAATTTTGATGGAAGTAAGAGAGTTATTAAGGAACCGATCAAACATCAAACAACCAGCAATTACTGATACTACTAAGGAATTCCTAGATTATGCTAATCAATTTGGTTTTACTGATGAAGCTGCTTTACTTGCAAAAGATTTACCAAAAGCATCTGAAGAGGCTAAGAAAGTAGAAGAAGAGTATGTATTTACGTTTAATGACGGGTTTAAGATCAATTTACCATTCTCATTAAATGATCAACAGAAATCAGCTTTATATGAACTAGAGAAGTTCATTGAAGACTATGGAACTGAAATTACTTTATCTGGTTATGCTGGTACAGGTAAATCTACTATCATTGGTATATTTAGTAAGTGGTTAGATCACAGAATTGGTAGAGGCAACATTGTATATACTGCTCCTATTCATAGAGCAAATGTTATAACTAAACAAAACAATCCTAATGCTAATGTATATACGCTTTCTGCTCTATTTGGGTTTACTCCAGATACAGATGAAGCAATGGAACGTGAATCATTGGATTTAAGAGAACTAGAGTTTAGAGCTAAGAATCAAGTGAAATATGAACCAGGTCAATTAATTATTATTGATGAAGCTTCAATGGTGCAAGACGGTTTGTATGAATACATTCAGAAAATCGTAGCTAAAGATGGTGTTAGTGTGATATATGTTGGGGATTCTGCACAATTAAGACCTGTAAAATCAGATCATATTTCTAAAGTATTTACATCTGATGGAGTACCTCAAATAACTTTAACCAAAGTAGAAAGAACGGGTGATAATCCTATTTTAAAAGAAGCCACCAGACTTAGACGAGGTGAAGGATTGAGTTACCAAACTGATATAAATGATAAAGGTCAAGGGGTGTTGTATACTTCTAATGATACAGTTATAAATGAAAACTTAAAACAAATTATATCTTCTGAAGAGTTTAATGCTGATCCTTTGCATTTTAGAGTTATTACTGCTACAAATGCTGCAGCAGCTACATATAATTCAAAGATTAGATCTTTAAGATACGGAAAATTTGCTAAACCCTTTGTAAAAGGTGATATTATAATGGGTTATTCTAACAAACTTAGAAAGCCTGATGGATCTTATAAATTAGTAAACTCTGGGGATTATGTAATTCAAAATATAACAGACACTACTGTCAAGTTTAAAACTGATAAAGGTGATATAGAATTTAAAGCATTCAAATTATCAATTAGACCTACTGGCAGTACTATTATGGATGACTTCCAGATTACTGTAATTGATAAAAATGAACCAGATTCTAAGCTATTTGAAATAGTAGAATATAAAGACAGATTGTGGAGAATGGCTAAAGAAGCTAAACAGAATAAGCAAATATCTAAATATAGAGATTTGGTTCAAATGGCGTTTAACATTGATAATGAATTAAACATTACCAAGAATTTAGAAGACAATCAAGGTAGGTTAAAAATTAGAAAAGCAATTGATTATGGATATGCACAAACTGTTTGGAAATCACAAGGTAGTACGTACAGTAAAGTTTTAATACTCTCCAATGAAATTGATACGTTTGGTTATGGTAAAGATGTAATGCAATTAAGAAACGAGTTGAGATATGTAGCTGTGTCACGTGCTAAAAACTTTGTTATAATAAATTCAGAAGCAGAGAATAAGAAGAAAGTTTCTATGAGAAATGAAATAGCTGAAGAGGATTTATTAGATGATATAGAATTTGAACCAGCTACAGAAGAACAAGCAATAAATGCATCTTTGCAGGATTCAATTGATGAGTTAACAGCAAATGGTAAACAACGTAGAAAAGAATGTGAATAATTATGCAGTGTTTAAATATTAAAAATAAAGAGGTTGCAGCTTTACTCAAGGAATATACAAAGATATTTGGTAATGAAGATGCTGCATATTATGTATTATCAGAAAATAATGGTTATGGTTTAGATAAGGCTCCCAATGGGGAGCCATCTAAGCTCTTTTCAGACCTTTTAGAGCGTTATAATGGTGATAGAGTAGCTGCTATTCAAGCTAAGGCTAGAACTTATTCTAAGAGTTTTAAAGAATGGTTTGGGGACTGGCAATCTGAAGATAAAACCAATGTATCCAAAGTAGTAGATGAAAATAGTGAGCCACTTTTGGTGTGGCATGGAACTACAGAAAATTTTGATGCTTTTTCTAAGAGTTGGAGAGGATCAACCGATCCTGGTGATTGGGGATTAGGGTTTTACTTTTCACCAAAAAAAAGTTCTTCTGAAATGTATGGAGACATCTTAATGCCTGTATTTCTTAGTATTAAGAATCCAGTACCAAAGGAAAAGTTTCAAATGATAAATTCATTTGGTAGAGAAAAAGTAAAACCTATTACTTTAAAAGAAAAAATTCAAGAGAATATTAAAATAACTAAATTTACTATAGACGGTATTGAAGAACAGTTATACGGAAATGATCCAGATTATGAACTTTACAGAGAAGAAGGGTCATTTTTAAATGAAACTCGTAAGAAAGAATTAGAGAGATACAAAGATAAACTCAAAGATCTGCAAACACAACTTCAAACAAAATCAAAAGAGGAATTAGATTATGACATCAATAAAAAATGGAACGACAATATTGAAGATATAAACAAGTATGATGGAGTTATTCCAAATATTAATTCTGGAAAGGCAATAAAAGAAAACTATGAGATTGTCGCTAGAGAACCTAATCAAATTAAATCAATAGATAATCAAGGCACATTCTCTACTCAGAATAATAATATATATAATCAACAAGTTACTTCTAATGTTAATACTGGTAGAAATCAGCAATTAGCTAAATTATTACATGAACTGTATCCAGATATTGAAATAGGTATACTGACAGATTCTAATCTTAGAGGGCAAGCTCAAGTAGAAGGGTACATGGCTGGTAGAGTATTATTAAACACATTGTTAGAAAATCAAGACACCTTACCTCATGAATATGCTCATCATTACATTGCTTGGTTTAGAAATGCGCCTATTGTACAAAGAGGTATAAAACAATTTGGTAGTGAAGAAGTTTTAGTACAAGCAATAGGTGAGAATTCTGTTAAAGCTTTAAAATGGTATAATAGATTTTTTAATTGGGTAAAAGGATTATTTAATGAAAAACAAGACACTTTAAACGAAATCACAAAAGCATTTTTATCTGGTCGCACATTGGATAACTCTTATTTCTTTGGTAAAGAAATACACAATCAAAAAGTTGCTAAGATTCCGGAAGCTGTAAACAAAGTCTATGATAAGTTAATGGAATCTATTAAGCGAAGAATAAAAGACATCCAATATGCAAAATATAGTGACAGTAAGAAAGTAGATGAATTAAGAGCATTAGAGTTCAAATTAAATCAATTAGAGAATGACCAAGCTACTTTTGAATTTGTAGATTACATGGCAAGTGATATAATATCTGCATTAAATGAAATAAAAGCTTTACAAGCCAAAGTAAAGGAGAACCAAAAATATGATAACCCATTAAATGTAACTTCTGCTGAACTTGATGTGATAAAAAAGGGTTACATTGGCTTTTATGGTAATATTGCTACTAATATACAAAACATGTTGGATGATGAATCTACGTTTGACTATTTAAATGATCCTCAATTAGTTGAGGATACAAAACAAAACTTAAAAAGGACTGTAGGTGACTACTACGAATTAGTAAGAAACTATAATAACTTAGCAGATATTGTTGCTAAAGATAATTTTATTAGAGAAGCAACTAAAGCCGGTTCATTTACTATAGATCATCTTAAAAAAATATTAGATGAAGGTGATGTGGATATAAATCTATGGGATCAGTGGGCAGGTAGTACACAATATTCTAATAGTGAGTTAGTACGTATAATTCTTAACAAGATAGTTAATACTAAAAATAATGTTGCTGAAAAAGAACTAGAAGTAGGTAAAGAGCTTGTAGAAATACTATCACATGTAGATAAATCTAAGTTAGCTTATATGCATGAAAAAAATAAAGATGGTCATAAAACAGGCTTTATAACAAGAGACTTAAATTACGGTCAACACTATCAAGATTACTTGGAACATCAAAAAAAGTTAGCCGAAAAGTTAGGATTTGGAGATAAAGATATTGCTGAAGTGCCTGGTTTATTGAATCCAGAGCAACTAAAGAAATGGAATAAAGCAAATAATGATTGGGAAGCCAAGCATACAATTCGTAAGTTTACTCCAGAGTATTACGAGCTAACTAACAGTCTTAGTGAAGAAGCAAGATCTCGTAGAGATTCCATAAATATGGAAATAAACCTGTTGTTAAGTACTACCGTTGATAAGAACGGAGATTACCACAGAGAAGATTTATCCGATGAAGATTATCTAAAATTACAAGAGTTAGAAACTAGACGTAGAAATTTAGCTAATCCATATTATCCAGATGGTTCAGTAAAAGTTGGTTTAGATAAAGAAATAGCAATAGAAATGAGAGAGTATAATGAAAAATTAAGAGAGAAATTACATTATACTCCAAATATGGAAAAATTCAACAAAGCTCTACAAAATGCAAAAAAGAACTTAAGTCCAGAGAAATTTGCTAAGTGGGAGCAACGCAACACGGTTGACCAAATAGTCGAAGAATTCTGGGATGATGTTAAAACTCTTTCATCAAATACAAATAAATCTGACGATCAAATACTATATGAAAAGGCTAGAAAGAACATGTTAAGACTTTACACCAGAGAAGATGGTAAAGTAGATGTTGATAGTATGCCAGATCAAGTAAAATCATGGATTAATACTTATGATGAATTGATTTCTGAGGAAAGTTTGAAAACTCGTGATAAATCAAAGAAATCCAAAGTAATGGACATAGCTGAATGGGAAGTAAACCCTAGATTCTATGAAGAATTAGAAAGAGTTGAAAAATTAGGTCAAGCTGAATATAATGCGTGGGTTTCTATAAATGCTAGATATGACTATGAAGGAAATCTTGTACCAGCTTCCTTTTGGAAGAAATTAGTTCCGAAGAAAGAGTTAAGATCCAAATACATGCGCAAAGTACCTAACAGATCCTGGTCTGAAATCGATAAAGAATCACCTTTCTACGATAAAAGATTTACTAAATATGCAGATCGTGGAGAAACAAGAATTCCAAATCCTGAATTGTATGACAACAGTGCAAATTATCGTAAAATAACTTCTGATTCAAACTTAAAGAAGCTTTATGATAAACTTGTTGATGTAATGGAATTATCAAATTCTAAGATTCAATTCTTAAAGTATGAAAATAAATATAGACTACCACAAATAGAAGGTGGGGCATGGACACAAATCCGAAGTAAGGACAATATTTTAAAGGGGTTAGCGTATGCAATAGAAGATACTTACACTGTAAAGGATGATGATAATGCATATATGTTGGAAAATGCTAAACGATCAGATGGGTCACTTGTTAAACTTATACCTACTAGGTATATTAAGATGTTATCAAATCCAGACGCTTTAACAAACGATATAGTAGGATCTGTCATTGCTTATTACAAAATGGCAGAAAATTATGAACAAATGAGTGAAATTGCCCCAGAATTAGAAGTAGCTCTTGATTTTGTTAGTCGTACAGATTTTACCGATAAGAAGGGTGGTAGAATACAAGGTTTGGAAAGTAAGACATATGATAAATTAAAATCTGTACTAGATCAATTGGTATATGGTATGGAAAAGAATGCATTAGAATTAGATGTTCCTTTACCAAAAGGCAAACATGTGACAGTAAGTGTTGGTAAGTTAGCTGCTAATTTAGCTGCATACACTAGAATACAAGGCATAGCTCAAAATATGAATGTGATTCTTACTGGTCTTATTACAAACAAAATACAAAATAGACTCGAAGCAATCTCTGGTATATACTTTGGAAATAAGGAACTTGCACAAGCAACAAAATTAATTATACCGTCATATGCGAATGCAATAAAGAACATAGGTCATTCAAACAACAAAGACAAGGTTCTATGTTATATGGAGTATTTAGGTGTAGTAAGAGAAAATGCTCAAACCTTTAGTAAACTTAATCAATCTAGATTTTTAAGAGCATTAAATCAACACTTCTGGTATTTTGGACATGAAATGTCAGATTATGTAACAAAAGGTAAAATGGCATTGGCAATTGGTCTATACTATAAATATGATCCTGAATCTGGTAAATTCTTAAATAAAAACGAATTCCTAAGAAGATTTAAGAGTAAAAAGGAAGGCAATGCCAAATGGAATACTCTAAGTGTAACTTTTTATGATGCATTTGAAGTTAAAAACAACAAACTAGTAATAAAACCAGAGTACGCTAAATCTCTCGATGAAGCTACTATAAACAAAGTTAGAAATACGGCAAAACAAGTAGGTACCAGAATTGACACGCAATTAACAGACTTGGATAGAAGTAAATTACATGCAACTGTAATTGGACAATTATTACTTATCTTCCGTAACTTTATTTTGGTTAACTTACAAACTAAGTTCTTAACTAAACGTCAATTTAACTATTCTACAGGTATGTGGAGCGAAGCTCAAGTACCAGCTGCAGTTAAATATGTATATAGACATTACTTTAATCAGAACAAAATAGATCAATTAAAGGAACTATATCAAAATCATTATGATGAATTGGACGATTTCGAAAAAGGATGTCTTAAAAGAGTTACTTATGAAGTTTTATTTTCCACAGTAGGTTTCATGATCATTTCTTCTCTTATTAGAGCAATGGCAGATGATGACAAACGTAATTGGTGGAAACAAGAAGCAGCGTATCTTACTCTAAGAGCTTCATTAGAGACACGTAGTAACATATTACCTATTGAAGTAATTAACTTACTTAATACTCCTACTGCTGCATGGTCTACTTTACAATATTGGGGTGACTTAACTACAATGATGTTGAATGATCCTACACAAGAGATAAAAAAAGGTCCATACAAGGGTATGAACCGATTCCAACGATCCTTAATTAAGGCCACTCCTTTAAGAAGTATATGGGAAGCACAAGATCCAAGATCAAAAATGGAGTATTACGATAACATGATTTCAATATTTAACTTTTAAAGCCACAAAAATTTTAACGGCCATTACAATAAAGCCCCTTCAGTTTTTACTGTTGGGGCTTTTCTGTATTTTAAATCTTGTAGTGATATATTTTCACCTACCGGTTTTGTTACTTTCGCAAGAGGATTAAACAGGTATTCATGAACTTTACTATCAACACTAATATTCCAAAAGTTTAATATTTGTAATTTAGCTTGATATCCTAAACGTTCATATAAACCAAGATCTATCTTGTTTACGATGGAATGAATTGAATAAGCCTTATTAAAGGCAAATACTCTATAATTAATTCTATCTATTGTTAAAGTATAATCACAATAATATAGTCTATGTTTCTTTAATCTCTCTATTAAGTAAGTTTTAGTATTATGAAATACTAAAAAAATATGATTTGAAAGTAATGGGTTATTCATATCACTTGTGTACATATTTACAAACTCACTATTTTTCAAATCATATTTTGTAAAGGTATCATAAAATATTTGAGGAAGTGAAAATATACTATGTTTTGTATATTTATTAATAATCATAGTAGTTCTGCTCCATCTCCTTCATAATATTCTTTTATATGATCCCATAAGTCATTATCTTTATGCCAAGCTATGCGTTTAATAGCATCTTCAATAACACATACTTTGGCTTCAATGTATTGATTTTCAATATTGAAAACCTTTACTTCATAACCATCATGACTCTGAACGGCTATTATATATGTTTCTCGTGTATATTCTTCTAAATCTAGTTTTAATTCATTTTTAAAATACCAATAAATTGCAAACCAGTAATAAGCTAATTGTCTACAATAGTCAAATTCTTCTATAGAATGTCTGAAATTGTATACATCAGCTGTAGTTTTAATATCAACGAGTATTACTTTCTTATTTGTATGATCAATCATTACTCTATCGAGTAAAGATTTACAAGGGAAGTCTCCTAACTTAGAAGCATTTGGAAATTCCCAATTTATATGAAATTCATTATGAACTTCAAACGTTTTTGGATAAGCAAATAAAATCTCATTTGCTTTTTTATGCTCTTGCATATTTTGCTTTATGGCCTTTAGAAGAGCCAAATCAGCAAAAGAAATAACTTTCTTACTATCTTTATTTCTAAAGTATTCAATGTAGTTTTTGTATAATTCTACTAGTTCTTTTGCTTCTTGAATTCTTTTATTAATGGGTTTATTATTACTATAAGCTGCATTATAACTCATTAATAATATATCTTCTTCAGTAGCAAAAGGGTCGGTTAATCTTGCAGTAGAATAAAATTCTAGAAGATCTTTTTGTTGTTTTACTTTAGGTACTGCAAAGTCTAAAATAATATAATCATTCCAGAATTCTTCTGGTTGAAGGATATATTCATGAATCATAGTTCCTTTATCCAAGAAACTTGCTTTTAATCCTTCAATTTTTCCATCTAGCATATCCTTTAGATATCGGGGTCCCTTTTTCAGGAACCATCCGATATTTGAATTAGATATTCTAGACATGTCCTCATAATAAGGTATGCTTATATCCATAATTACTCTTCTAACTTACTTAAACGATCTGCTTCTACTAGTTCATTAACGAATGCAATGTCATTAAGTTCGTCTGCTTCAAAGTAAATATCTTGTTCAGTCTGAGACATTACTTCATTATTCATATTTTGCTCGTCTAATTGTAAGTTAACTAATTCGTAATTCTTCATAATCGTAAATTTTTAAGTTATAGTTCAAATGTTAATGGTTTAAAATAAATCGAATAAGATTCATCAAGTATGCTTACGTTCGCTACATTTACATTAGCATATTCTGTATCTTCTTGAAATACATAATCGTATATAGGACATGCTGTAATATTATGATTTCCAGTATGAACGTGTCCACATAATGCATACTTTGGTTTCTTTCGTCTAATTTCATCAGTTAATGCAGCACAAACGTACTTTATTTCAGTTCCATTGTCATGAGTAGTTCCAACTTCTCCGAAATTAGATGCTTCGTGAGTCATTAATATATCTAAATCTTTTGGTATCTTTTCATATTTCTTAGCTAATTCAGCGTGATTAGCCATGAATGCCCATGGTCCACATTGTTTACACCAAGGTGTTCCATATATTTTATACCATTTGTCATCAGTACTATTATATACTTTCGTTTCTCCATCAATTAATATAGTTAACTTATTAAATAAGTAAGTATTTGATTGAGTAATCATCTTTTCAAACCAAAAATCATGATTACCTGGAGTAAGTATAATAGTAGGGCAATCTATCTTTATTATCCATTCTTGAAATTCATTAAATATCCATTTTGTCATTTGAATATAGTCTCTTTGAATCTCTAATGGAGATATATCACCACATATTAATAGTAGATCGCATGGTTCTATATCAATAAGATTACCATGTAAATCACTGATTGCTGTTACTTTCATTTGGCCTTAGTTTTTGTACTTTATCTTCATGCTCTTTTAGCATTTCATTACATTTATCTCTTAAACATTCTACAAAACATAGACATTCATTTCCTTCAAATTGTTTAAAAAACTGATCTGCAGCTTCTTTGTATATGTTTATATTATGATTTTGTTTATAATATTCTTCGTGATCACTTAGAATTATATCCTCAAAATCATCATCAGATTTCTCAAAGATGTGCATTAATATTGCAGTTCGATGAGATATCTGTATGAACTTTCTTTTATAGTTCTTGAATTCGTCTAATACATTCATCTGTCTCTTTATGATTATGTACTACAAATAACTTATACTTCTCAGCTAATCCTTTATTTAATAATGACCACATAAACCATTTCCATTTATATGGCCATACATCGTTAGGTCTTCCTTTAGCCTCTATGATAAAATTATCTCCAACAAAATCTGGAGTATAAGTCATTGCTCGAATCTTCTTACCACAAAATGTAAATGCTGGTATTAATTCAAATTTAATAGGCTCATATTCTGCTTTGAGATTATGAGCCTTTAATTGTTTATAAACATATGTTTCAAGTTTACTTTTAAATTCAATGCCATCATATATATTTGGTGTGGCATTTTTAACTTTCTGATTTGTCGTTTTCTTTCTTTTTGTTTTTCTTTGCTTCATAACGATCAATATATGTACAAAGTATACTTCCACAAAGATTTCCAATAAAACTAATCAGAATTAATTGTAACCATGTTAGACTTGGTGTACTATTTAACCATTCCATGTTCGTTATATTTTTCTATTTTTATAAAATGATTTGCAAGTTTTTCTAAAGATATCAAGTCATAATTAGCTAGATTTCCGTCTATACCTACATCTACTCTTAATTCTTTAGAATCTGTATTTATTTTATCTACTTTTCCATGACAATGACCGTGTATCATAACAGATCCTTTATCTTTGTGTTCCCAACTTAACATCGGAAAATGACACATTATTACTTCTAGATCTTTATGTAAGAAATTATATACAGATTTCTTAAATTTAATATTCTTGATCTGAGTAATATGATTGAAATAGCATTTTAAATGATCTGGTACTTTATCATGATTACCAAGTATTAATACTTTATTTCCATTTAGTCTTTGAAATAGTTTCCTTTTATCTTCTACTTCACCAAATGCAAGATCACCTAAAATATATACAGTATCTTTCTTGTTTACTCTAGAATTCCATAACTGTATCATAGCTTCTTTAGCTTTTTCAACAGTACTTCCAAATATCTCTTTTCGCTTAGGATGAAATTCTAATATACGGTCGTGAAAGAAATGTAGATCTGAAGTAAACCATATCATAATGTTTCTTTTAACCAATTTTTAATTACTTCAAAGCCATTTAGTTTCACCGCATCAGATATATCTTTAGCTTTCCATTTTTTATGAATTAGAAAGCCATTTAAACCTGTTTTAAGGCTAATTTTACGCATATTTTTAACTCCAGAAATATCCCTATCGAAACATATTAAAATGCGCTTAAATCGAAGTTTAAGTGCATCTATAACATCTGGAGTAAGAAATGTGCTTTCTGAAGCTGGTGATATCGCAGTATAACCCATTTCATATAAACACATAACATCTTTCATAGATTTAGTAATAATTAGTAAATCACCTTTTTTAGGTAATTGTTCATATCCCTGAATATCATATGGAGTTAAATTATTACGCCATTTAGTATATTTATCTGCTAAAGGTCTATAAATCTTGAATCTATCATATACTTTATATGCATACATAGGATTATTTTCCTTATACACTCCCTTTACTACACCATCACATAAATAATATTTTATACTACTTACACCAAATTTCTTTAAAGTCTTTAGAGAAATTCCAAATTGTGACCAATATTGTTTATCTATATCTGTCCAGTCTTGTCTAACTACTCCGATAACTGTTTCAGTAGATTTCTCTACTTCTTTATTACTATGCAATACTGTATTATTAGTAATTTGCATATCTTTTACTATTTGATTTAGTAGATCATTATAATTAGTTATACCAGTATATAACTCTACGAATTTAATTATATCTCCGCATTCACCATTACCATGATCTTTAAATAGTAATTTTCCAGTCTTCTTACTTCGGAATATTCCAAATGAAGGATTCTTATCCTTTCTAAATGGACTATTATAAATAAATCCAACTTTAAATTGTCCTAGATATCTAGCATAAATATCATATTCTGTGACTTTTGATAAGATGTAATCCAGAGTAATAGGATTATCTTGTTTTTTAATTCTTTTAGAGTCATACATATGATATAAATTTGAATAAGTGCAATGTGGGGTAACGATCCCCACGAATCTAACCATTAGACATTGCTCCACCTTTTACAATACCCCCTGTGTGGTCAGTGCCAGCCTACGATCTGGTATGCTTGCATGATAAAATCAGAGGCTGCATAGTCTTCGTTCTATTGCGCAAATAGAATTTATATTTTTAAAATGGCAATCCGTTGGGATCAGCATTGTTTGTATTATCTAAAGTTCCATTTACTACGGTAAATGAATCATTAGATAATAGTGGATTTGGATTCGATTGTTCAAAATCAGCAATTACTGGTTTCTCAAATTGATCAATATTCAACTTGACAATAACAGACTCATTTTTATCAACAATCGTCATCGGTTCAATAAATCTATATTTTGCATACTTCGGTAGAGTAGTATAACCACTATTATTATATACTACTTTAATACGAAGCAATATAGACTTATCTGCGTTGTTAAGCTTTTCGGCTACCCAAGTAATAAATTCCTTAAAGCTTTCGCCATTAAAGACTCTATCTTCAGGATTTGGATAATAGCATTCAAGAATCTGGTCAATTCTTGCAAACTGATTATCACATTTTCTTTGCAAATCTTCATCAGACATATTGTCTGACTTAGATGGTTCCCACTCTGTATGAGTCATAAATTTACCATCTTTTGCAATAAATTTAAACTCAATAAAATTATTACCATTAAGAGATTTGTCTACTCTAATTGATTCTAATACTACATTGTCATGAATACCAGCTGCTAAATATGCAATATCTTTTTTCTGGATAGCTTGTGCTCTTTGTGAACTATAAATCATCTTCTTCTATGTTTTGGTTATTCTTGGTCTGGCAAATAAATTTTATCCCAATATACTGAGATTTTTCCTTCGTCATCACTTTCTGCGATAACAATATTTTGACCTCTTAGGTGTGGAGCTCTTGCTTCAATAGTAATATTCTCCCCACCTTTAAAGGATGCAATGGTTTGGTTCTTCTTTCTAGAAATATATGCGATAGCATCTGCTTCTCCACATATTATATTACTTAACTTTCCAGCTAAGTCTAATTCCATTTCTGAAAGTTCTTCACCATCTTTGTTTACAAGTTTATCCTTAGTATGACCTATTAGGATAAAATTTTCGCAAAGTTCTCTAAACATATCTAATACTTTACGTACAGCTTGTCTTACATAAAACCAGCCACCACCTTGCGGCAGTAATCGTACATCTCCCTTATAACTCTTCCCCATTGGAGTTTGATTATATAAAGTGAGAGCATATGATAACGTAATTTCTTCCAAACGTGTTGCGTTATCGATTGTGATATATTTGTAGAAATATCCATTACATTCTTTATTCTTTTGTCTAATTGCATTAGCTATTTCACCTAAATCATTAATATTTCTAGCTTGTACTGCTAAACAATCAATAAATTCAGATCCACCTTCCAGATCAATAATAAGATTATTTTCTAGATGTGCTGCTAATGTAGTTTTACCAGATTTCTCTTGTATTCTATACAATTCGCTACATTGTATACGTTCTCTTATGAACTGCTACATATCACTATGTAGGATAGACTATATCACCATCTTTATAATAAAGATGTTCCCCACTTCCATCTACAATCGCTTTAGATGTACTCTCTTTCGAGATAGTCGTTGAACTTTCTTTATGATTTAAATATATTTTTTTAATTTGTTCTAGAAAAAATGGTAGAGTTAAATCCATTTTCATTCTATTACAAGAACCACAACAAGGTACACAGTTATCTATAGAATATTCTTTAGAATTATCAAGCCTATCTATACCTAAACAGCGTTCTTTTTTACAATAAAAACACGGTTTAGAACATAAATCATTAACTTGCTCTAAAGTTAGATTAAATGGAATGTTTCTATTTAATGCGTTACATTTAAAATGAATATATTTATAACGAATATCTTTAGGTAATAAATTTGAATATTTCTTTTTAAAATTTTCACTTCTCCATTTACCCATACATTTTGAACATCCTATTCTATTAGGATATAATCCATCGTTTCTTACTTTAATTTTTCTATTACAAGATGTGCAAGTTCCAATAAAGTATATTCTATTAGGTTTAGATAAATCTATATCTTCTATTTTTATAGATCCTATAGTTTTACCTATGTACGTTTTATATTTATTTATAGTAGTTTCTTTTATCATAAAGCTTAGCTGCTGATTGTTTTATAATATCCGTTTTTTGTTTTTAAAACGTAAAATATTATAAAAGGTTCCAGCAATTCGAGGAATTTGCATAATATATTGCTATATTATGGCCCAAATTTCAGGCTTACCAAAAAAGATAAGAAATCTTGGATTTCTCACCTTTGCTTTAATTTTCTCAGTAGGTAATACTATCATAATGTTAGTCTATCTACTTCTCAGAAAAATTTGAAAGAATTTGATATAGTTTTTGAAAAGTTTTGTAAAAATTCTGAAAAGATTTGTTATAAGTTAAATTACGCTGCGATCTCTAATGAGTTAATATTCATTGAGATATTATAAAGAATAATACGATCCTTCTTAGGAATATCATTAAAGAATGATGAACTTGTAAACTTCGGGATCAATCGAGAACCTACTTGGATATAATTACCATGAATCTTAACCGGAATATCACCAATCTTAAAATCATAGGAAGGATTCTCTGTATAGTAAATATAATCAAACAAGCGAGAAGCTGCTTTATTCCATTCTAGATTCAATGCTTCCGGAGTAATATCCAAAATTGTATAATTCTCATACGGAGCATTATCCAATGTCAAAATTGTATACTTGTTATCATTCTTATTAGCCCACGGAAAGATAGATTTAATCTTATCCAAGATACTAATTGTATAGTCGTTCTTCTTAGAAGAAGTAGTTGTCGTAAAATACTTACTCAAATCGATCGTATAGTCAAGATTTGTGTTACTTTTTGCCGTATTGTTTACTGTATTATATTTGTATGTCATAATTCGCCTTTATTTAACCAAGATTAATAAAAAATCCTATCTATAATTCAATTAGGTTGTTATATTTCAGGTCATTCTCAAATTCAAGTATTGCTAACTCTCCTTCTCTTACTTTAAGAAAATGAAGATATACTTTATTCTGTACAGGTAGTCGTTGAGGACCATATGCTGTTATACCTAAAGTTTCAGGTCGAGATAAAACAGCTATAACATCACTGCCTTGAAATACAGAGTCAGATGATGATAAATCGCTTCGCATCGGATAGTGACTCGATGGATTATTAATTCTATCAATATTTTCTATATTACGATTCATTTGAGATAATTGTATGATACTTGTCATACCAACTTTCTTTGCTTTAATAAATACTCTTTCGAGCTCAGATATAATCATTCTTTCATCTTTATAGTTATCACTATTTACTAATAAAGTATGATCCAGAATAACTATTAACCATTTATCCTTAGCAATCGTATTTTGAAAATATGTAATTGTATCGTCTATCTTTTGTACTGTAGCTGCATCATCCACATAATATATAGGATAATCTTTAAGAGATTCTGCAGTTTCCTCAACTAAATTAAGTTCAGTATCAGAAAGATCTTCTGATGCTGAGTACAATTGTGTAGTTGTTTGACGCAACTTGTTAGATAGTTTTCTTCCTACTTGTGCACGGCTAAGCATTTCAAATGAGAAAGAAAGTACGACCAATTCCTTGTTAGAATTAAGTTCAATTAAATCAGTTTCAAGCGTATTTACAAACGAAGACTTACCAGTTCCTGATGCTCCTACAATTGTATAAACACAACCAGGTTCAATTCCACCACAACACATTTCATTGAATTTATTCCACCTGCTTTTAAGTGGTTCAATTTCATGGTTTTTACGTCTTCGTATATATGTAACAGCTTCATTTGCAGCTGTAGATATATGTTTAAACGGTAGCGGATTAACGTAATTTTGTTCCATACAACATAGTAGTTTCAGGTTGGTTAATATTCATTTGCTCTTCAATTAATTCCCATTCATGTGAAGTAAGCCATTTCCACATAGTTTTCATATAACCAAGCTTACCAGTCATTGCTTTATCGGAAAGCTCAAAGTTTAAAGCAGTTACGATCCTATTATGAAGATCGGGATTGCCTTTGACCAATTTGTTATAATACTCTCTACACTTCTTAACATTACTTCTAAGAAAGCCTTTAGTTCCATCTGGTCTATTAACCATTATTGGATATAATGTATAAAATTGCTCAAAAAGTATATCTTTAGGAGTTAATTTATCTACTAATTCCTTAGTAGGTTTATACACTAACTTTTTACTATCATCTTTCTTTTGAATTAGATTTCTGTCGATTAAGTCTTGTATTTCACTATCACTGACCAGGCGAATAAGTGGTGTGATACCTTGATGGGATTTTTGATTCTTATCTAATACAAGACTTAAAAATACTAACTGATTAATTGATATATTGTCTATTATTTCTAATAAACTTGTATCTAGTTCAATGATCATGCTCTTAAAAATTTTAAAAGCTTGTCAAAGATTTGTTATTTTCTGCCAATTTTTGTTAAAAGTTAAACAAGCTTAACTGTCTAGGTTTTAATTGTTCAATCACTTTAACACATTGAGTAATATAATATTGATAATCAACATCATATATACTCTGGAATGTTTCTCCTTGAGAATATTTCCATTGAAGATCTTCATCAGAATATAATCGATTATGAAGTTTTACTCCATGACCTTTTAGCATATTATGATATGATCTTTTTCCAGTTTCATCTAATTTCCATTTCCATAAGTAATATCCACTATTACTAACGTAAAATCGATTAGTTCTCTGTTGAATTTGTTCATTATACTCAACTGTCCACTGTTTACCAGTCTTCTCAGCTTGTAAGAATTTACGTATATCTCTACATGATTTAATTGTATCTTCTACTGGAGTATTATAAACAAAATAGTTAATAATTGCTTCGGGTATTATTTTAGGTTGTAATCCTCTTCCTAATTCAATATCAGTCAGAAAGAATCCTTTCTTCTTAATATTTCCATCAGATTCTACTCCAAAATAATCATTTATTGCTAACTGATAAAATGAAGTAAACTGTTCTGTTTCTAGAGTAAGCTTAGTAAGCTCTTCCCATTCTTTTAGTACTTGTTGTAATTTATCATATTTGTCCTTTTTTATCTTATATAAGATACCATCAGTATTAATCTGATATAACTTACATCCTAGATTTAAAAGTCTCTCAGCAAGCATTAAAAGTAGCAATTGACCGTTAATTCGTACTTGCATAATAGAAAATGGTGCATATAACCAAGATACTTCTTGTTGCATTTTCCCAGTTACTCCATTAAGCATATACTTATACGTTTCATTTTTATTTTTTTGTTTTGTTCTCTTAAATTCTAGTCTTTCCTGAATAATTTCAGGATATACCTCTTTAAGAATGGATTTTAATTTGGGTGGATATAGTTCATATACTGCAATTAAACTTGGGTATAGTGAATTAACATCAGAATCTAATAATAATTCATCTTCATTACATTTAATTGAACAGCAACCATTGTCACCATGTATACCTCCGACTCCAATAGTTACTTCCATTCCACCAAATATAAAAGTATTAATATAACCTTTTCTACCTGGAGACACATTGTGTTGATTTTTCATATCTTGCAATGCTTTCTGAAGTACTGGAGTATTAAACTTTATAAAAGGAAATATAACTTTTTCTAGATCTATACGATCCATAGGAGATTTCATATTCTCTAACTGATCCTTACTAAGACCAGATTTTTGCATTACCTTTAATTGTAATAATTTATCTCCTAAATTTACTCTATCCAGACTTAAACATGGTAATCCAAAATCTCTTTCAGTTTCTACTCGTATATCTAATAGTTTTTCACATCGATATAAAAGTTCTTCAGTAGATTCCACATCATTAATATTATATGATATTAATCTATCCATATCCTTCTCTAGGAGATCTTGTTTCCAATCGACTACAAATTCTTCTACGTTTTTGTATTGCATAGTCACTTGCATCTCTTTTAAAGATACACGTAATGCTTTAGAGAATAACATTGTTAATAAGTCAATTGATAGAAAATTCTTAGTATATTTATACTCTTTCCATAATTCAAAATTAGAGTTTTTGTCTATTACAATTTGACTCATTCTGAATATAGATTCTGTTATTTCTCTTGTACTGAAAAACTCAAAATATCTTTTTCTATATAATGAGAAGATATAATTCAATACTGGATTATCATAGTGATGATTATTATAACCAACATAATAACAATCCTGAGTAAAGTAATTGAGGAGATCTTGAATATCTACTTTTCTAGAAGATATTTCAAATACTTTAATTACTCCTGTTTCTGTATTCTTACAAGTACAAGTAAATATGTTCTTAAGAACTTCAATATCAAAGACTATACAGGTTTTGTCTTTAATTTTCATAGCTATAATTTGTGTAACACGTCTTGGATTCGAACCAAGTTCCTATATAAGCGCTTATATAGACTACCAACTTTTCCCTTATAGTTTCGGATTATTTACGTGTCATATTGTGCGTTGAACAGACGCACCCCTGTTTCATAGACGAATATCAGCTTACGCTGCAGTTTTATCCTGTTTTTGTAAACGAGTAATAGTAACTCCGTCAATCTCTCGATATTTAGAGTTAACCATCTCCATGATACATACTTCAGGATTATCTGAATCATAAATAAAGTATCCTACTACTTTATCAGATTCTTTTTCCATCATTTTGTTGAAAGAATATTTTACAATATCTTTTAACTTATCTGGAAGACAGACAATAGCGCCAACTCTATCTCCAGTAAGAGTTGGTTGATCGATGTATTGGGTTCTCACAATATAACGATGTTTACTACTATCTTGTTTTTTTGGTTGTTCGACAATAGGTCGAATTTCCACTTTGTTCTTTACTTTGGGTAATTGTATACCACCCTTAGAAAGGTACATTTGACGTCGTTGAAGTTTCTTTTCATTACGACGTTCTTGTGCCAGTTTAAAATGCTCAAGATCTTTCAATGTCTTTTGTTTCTGAGTAAGTTCTACTCGTTGAAGTTTATCCATACGAGCTTTACGTTTCTCAGCAAGCATATTTAAACGCTCTTGTTCTGATTTCTTTCTTTTCTCCTGTCGTGCTTGATACGCTTTAGGATCTGCTGCTATTTCAGAAGCTTGTTTTTGCATCTCTGCTTTGTAAGCTAGATAACCAGCTTTTCTAGCTTCTGCGACAATTCTCTCTCTTTCTTCTTTAGTTATATGCTTTGTCTTATCCTTAATTTCTTTATGGTGAATAAGTTTAATTGCACGTTTTTTGTTACGCTCAATTCGCTCTTCTTTAGTAAGCTTTTGTCGCTTAGGATTGAAATCTTCGAATTTTGTCTCCTTAGCAATTATTTTCTTATCGTGTTTTTCCTCGATTGCTTTATCGATAGCTTTCTGCTCCTTAGAGGTATCCTTAGTAGGAATACTAGAATGAATCTGAGAAAGTTTCTTTGCTTTCTCTTCTCGCTTCTTTAAAGCTGCCTCTTTACGCTTTTTAGCAGCTTCTGCTTTAAGTTCTTCTTTTCTAGTCTCCCAAGCTTTCTCTTGTTCTTCTTTAGCAATTGCTTTACTAAGAATACGATCAGCAAGTGCATTTGCATTTGCAATAATTTTCTCTTTAAGTGCTTTTACTTTATCTAAAGAGGATATTTTCTTTTCTGTAGATTTGATATCTTTAGTTTTCATAAATTTTGATAATTTTAATGTTAGTAAATAAGTTTTCGAGACTTGTGATTCGTCCGGGATTCGAACCCGACTTGCCAAACTCTTGTTCCTACTTAAAGGGAGCGACAAATCTTCCTTTTTATGCTGCCAAATACATGTATGCTCCGCTAGTATCTAACTCAGCTGCATCATTAAAGTCAGCAAGTTTCTTTTTTAGGCCATTAATCTCCAACTGAAGATTATTACGAAGTTTATTTAGATAATCACGAGTAAGTTCCTCATTCTGCTTAAGATTCTTCTTACCCTTCTTCATCTTTAGGGTAGGATTAATCGTTGACTTCTCAATAATAATACCTAATTGAACAAACTGTTCATTTTTCTCTGATAACTCAAAGATAATAGGATAAATACTATCTTTCGGAAAATCGCTACGTGATTTAAAACCGATATTGATACAAAACTGATCTAGCTTTGTCTGAATACGATCTATAGCTTTTTTATTAATATCATCTAATAATGCTTTCATATCATAATGACGTTTGAACCCATTCTCAACTAAGTTCTCTGTTCGAATGATCATCCAGTTATTAGTGATATCTTTATTTAACTTCTCTAGCTTTGCCTTAATTTCTGTTGATTTAATTTTCATATACAAATTGATTTTAAATTGTTAAACATCTATTTATATACTTGAATTATCAACTACCTGTGAGGGCGTATTCATCATCGATAATGACATCCTCTTCTTATTCTCGAGGCTAGCCAACCCACTTAGCATGTTATTATACATACCGTATTACGCCCATGTTATGGTAGAGAAATTAACTCATCTCTTTCTCTACCAGGAAATATCTTGAGTAATGTGTAATATCTATTCATCATTCATCACAGAATATAATTACCATTACTTATGATTTTCGATTTTATGGACGACGGAATAATACTTGCGATGGATTTGAAAAATCCACTACAACAGCTTGACCAGAATTGTCTTTTACTAATACTCCATTTATTAAAACATTTTTTCGATTAGGAACTCCTTTCTCAACTGTAGAGTTCTCTTCAGTCATTGTTTTAATATCTGAAGCTAATACAAAACGATATACAACAAAAATTGCAGATATAGCCAAACTATAATTTCCATCTTTATAATAATTTGAGAAACGATCACACATATCTTTATATGCATCATCATTTCGACCACTACCCATACCGGTTATTATCTTAATTAATCTAAGACAAATTGTCTCAGGATTAAGTACATATTCTCCACCAAATAGGCGATTTAACCATGAAATACTCGTTTTACCAAGTGTTATCGATCCATCTTTATTGACTTTCTTATATTTTGCTACTTGCTTTTCATCTGTAAGTAGCAATTGATCTACAAGAATAGGATCACTAAACATGTAAGTTAAATCTCTAAACGCCCACGGACTTATAGTAAATCCCTGCTCGGACATAGTAATTAGATATTAACGTCAATACCTAACTCTTTCATCCGAGTCCGACAAGCTGTAGCCTCAAGCTCATTTGCCTCGGCTAAAGTTCCACAGAACTTCATCTGAGCATTCAAGAAGCTCTGAAGTACGTTCTTCTCATCCCGGTTAAGGGCCATAACTTCCGGTACTAATTTAACATAGTCTACAAAGATAGTAATTTCTTCTTTGTTAGACCGTTCGTACTTCTCAATTGCTGCTTTAACAGTAGAAGCTGACGGTACCGGAATAACTTTCGTAATGTCGTCAATATTGGCGATATCGAGCCGTAATTTCGGATCTTTATTGAACTGAACTTTACGTTCGTTACTCATTGATTCTACTAACTCGACTGAAGTTACCTCTATCGGTCGAATTGAGTATAGATAAATAGGCCGACTTAAAGTCAATGCACCATTCTTTTTATCTTCTGAATAATTTGTATCTACTGGGTTCCGTTCTACTACTAAAATATATTTACCCAGAGTTGCGCCACATTGTGCGGCATTAATACGCATATAATCCATAATTTGTTTCCTCCTTGATTTCGTGGTTGATTCCACCAACGAAACATTTAAATTGTTTTTAAAAGATTAATAAACTCAAATAAAATAAAAGAACTTCTTTACTGAAGTATTTCCTAAATAGGGGATATTGTTGCCCAGGTGCCTGTTATCTTATCGCCTACGTCAATTCAATGACTACTCCTTGAAATTATTCTTTATACTTGATAAGCTTATTGGATTCTATTTCACTCTGTAATTCTGCTATTGCTATTACTCTAGCACTCCATAGAGACACATTTAAATAGATACTTCCTCTTCTTAAATGACACTTTTTCATCTAGTGCATTATGGAACTAGTCTTACTCTAGAATTATCCAATTATACTTTTCATATTAACTAATGAAGGTTCGTGTCATGACTAACTGTCCCTTACGCTTGCCCAACATCAGACTAATGAGATCTTACGACATTAATTAATAAGTCACAAGATCAATACGTTTTTTACTATCTTCTACCGCTGTATATTGATAGGGATATGCACATGCTACTAGTTCTTATACATTTCTAGGCTTCTCTAGCAAACGTTATATCTTTGTCAATACAAATATACTATTACTAGTATGTGTGTCTTAAATTGGCTTAAACACACTGATAAGATATAATAAACCACATAGGATTACTTTATCGAATATTCCACATATACGGTCATTTTAGGAACGTTACCAAACCCAACACTTCTAGTCTTTTCACTCTAAAGTGGTTGCCACTCTATTCTTTCATATGCAGTATACTGCCCATATGACCTTTTCGAGGATTTTTCTGTTTTACAAGCTCGAATATTGAGGACTTTCACCTACTTTCCATTTACTCTTACTTATGAAAGGTCTATAGTATTAGTACTAAAGTTCTATAAGTTTCAATGAAACGCTTTATACCGATCATATGATTTATCATCATACTCTAGTATTCATGCACGAAGCAATAACGGTTGGCTTGTTGAGGGCGCAGTCAGAAAATGGTTTATCTTATCCTACAAATGATAGACTTTTCCTAGCGAGGACTTCCTCAAATTTACTTTAACTCGGGATTTTGGCCCCTACGATGTTAAACATGTTAATAATCTCTAATATTCTTTATTTAAGAGGAAATATGACTCTCGGGCCAGTGGTGAATCTTTGGATTCAGTAGCTCTACGTTAATAGACTTGAACTTAGCCCATTGACTTTACAAAAGCCCTACTTTCGTTATATATTTTAAAGAAAGCATACTAAACTTTGCAGGTTTCTCGGATATCAACCGACGGACTCTGTTAGCCGACGTCAAAAACTTTATATTAGGTAAGTCAAACCTGTTTTAGATACATATAGTGTTACTATATTACAATCTTGCCAAGAATTGTTCTAAAACTTGGATTAACGTTTTGGTACGCTTCACCAAACCTCTGCGTTTCCATTTATTATCGTGATATAACTCATGCAGTAAACACAATCACGTTGATATTAATAGTTCTATAAAGTATAGGTTTGGCACCTAATCCGGATAATCTGTCATACATGTTCATAGAAATAAGTCTCGAATTCATTTCTATTTCCTAGTATGGATCATAGCCACTCAGCCATATGAATCTTTAGTAATAACACCAACTGTTGACCTTTACTTCTAAGAGTAAAAGTTGTAGTAATTGATTCTACTTTCTTTAGATTCGTAGCACCTTATAGCACCCTCTATTAAATATCTAATCTCCTTCATAACTACACTTCCCCTATATTCTTTCATATAGGTGTTTCAGCACTAATGTAGTGAACACTGAGATAGCAAATTTATTTAACCTATCCAAATTAATTAAAGTGGATTCAGTAAGGTAGCTTTGGACACTACCCGGAACTTAGTCAGTTCTTTGTTGAGTAATTCTATCACCCTTTGTGATAGTTACAGTTGCTGTTTAAAGTCCCTTCTTGATTTCAGGATTGGTTTCCTCCACGGACTTCTAATGAAGTTTACTATTGTCTTTACTCTAAGACTTAATAATTACATTGTCACCTATAATTATTAATAGCTGCTGAAGCAGACTCCATATATCGTTTATCTTCTACGTTTCCCTACTTTATCGGTAAGCGTATTGAAGTGTCTTCTCTTAGTATATTCGCCAGACGGTTCTCAATATCTATAGAATGGATTGATATCTACACTATTCCATTTTCTTATTAACTTTTCTAGAGTAAAAGGATATACTCATTAATAAGTTATCATACTACCTTTTGAATTGCGTGTTAGCGCTATCATATTCTTGTATCCTGTCTTCCTTGTCTATATTATACGATTCGTTGATCAGACTTATCCAAATATAATATACGCTGTCTTATTGCTTTTTAAGTGTACAGCTACAATACCACTCTCCTTCTTCTTACTACGGGTAAGGAGTCGTTTGACCCGACAGCTTTTATCTTTAACTGTTATATTATACACCATGCAAAAAGTAAACACATTATAAAGAAGATAATTAAGCCTACAAATGCTAATTTATCTAATGTATTATTATTTGCTTTCATCTCTCTACGCTTTTAGGAATCTGAACATCTGGTACGTGAAAGCGAGGAGTAGGTAGAGTAAACATCACTACTTTCTCCAAATATTCAGTTTTTGTTTCATATTCTTTCCTTTCTTTAACTGGTTTCTCTACTACCTTTTCCACGAGTTTCGTGGGGTGATTAATGGTGACATCAATGTTAGCAATCGGCATATCGCTTTTTACATTGGAAACACCTTTATTAAGATCAATCTCTAAGGATAAATTATTCTTAGGATCGAACTTTAATGCGGGCAAGTCAAGTGGTTTTACTTGATCTGCCCGAACCTCTTCTACTTGAAAGAAGTTCGTATTATAGGATAATAATATACCTACAATAGCAAATGACACGTATGTAAGTAAATTGCCATGTCTACTCATTTTGATAATGATTTATAGTTATTTACTTCTTCTCTTCCATCGGTTTCTCGTCTTTCTTAGGATCTGCAGTTTCCTCAGATTTCGGAGTTTCCTTAGGATATTCGCTTTCTGTATATAGATCGAAGGCTGCATCCTTGTCTACGTACATGTTACGAATTTCGATCATTTTATTTGTTGCATTGAGCATGAACTTCGGATCTGCCATAGGAACTTCAGTCTTATAAGCTTCATAGAATTTGTTCATGATCTTCTTGGCGAGTCCTACTTCATATGATTTAGGATCGTCAGTATTAACAACTAATTTACTTAGTTGCGGTACCTGTAAGAAGAAATCTCGAGTAGGCTCAAGGATTCCGTTCTTAACTGCTGTAGTATCATCGATTGGTTGCTTAGAATCCGCATTACGAACACGAATAAATGCCTTAATCAAATCAACTACCTCCTCTTCACTTAATACCGGAAGATTATACTTTACGGTCGAATGAGCAAAAATCGGATTATGATCGGCGATCAAAGAACTTACAGTTCCTTGACATAAACCACGTACTAACGCCGTAGATTTATTACCTAACAGGGTAACAGCATCTTCGAATAATGCACCTAATCCAATCTTGTTCCAAGTTTCCTTTTTTGCTTCGTCTGGTTCTTGATTCTGTCGATATAATCGTACTTTCATCAATGCCTCGCTGAAACGATTTGGAAAAGGGGAGTTCTGCTGTGATAAGATATAGGATAATCCATTCTTTGCATCATTCTCATCCTTCCACTTAGCAGCATCTAGCTCAGGAACTACAGGAGCTTTTTTCTCTTGTTTAATTTCCTCTTTAGCTTCTTTCTCTGTTTCTGGAGTAATGTCCTTAAACGCTAAGGTCATTTGTTTACCATCCTCAGATACATGATGCGGCAACATTGTAACACCAATATTATTAAATGTATTAATAACATCTTGAACAATAACATCATCATTTGGAACTGCAAGACCTAATTCAAGCTTTTCTTCACGAGCCTGAATAGAAGCCTTAGTCATACCCCAAGCAAGATTATATGTGAAGGCTTGCTCCATCTTAATCGTTGCTGGTTCACCAGATTTCATTCCGGCTATATGACGCTGAGCTACTTCTAATAGTCGAGCATAACCATCGCCAGACATTCTCTGATGTGGTTGTAACTTAATGTTGTTTAAGTCGATTTTTGAAGGAATCTCTTCCTTTGGCTCCGGCTTAACCTCTTCGGTTGCAACTGTTTCTACTGTAGGATCTACAGGTGGTGGAGTTTGTTTTCTCTCCTCTTTTTCTACCTCAGGCTTCTTTACTTCCTTTGGTTTTTGTGGATTATTTACTTGAGTTTGTTTTGCACTCTTGTTATCCTTTACTTCAGTATCCTTTACAGGAGCTTGCTGAGTTGTTTTATTTTTCTTATTAGACATGATTCAATTGATTTGTTTACTGTCCTTTACAGTTTTAAATTATTAAAATAACTAATGATAGAAATAGTAATGATCCCGAAAATAGTTAGTAAGCTAACTTGAATCCTCGTGATCTGGTGACGCTCTGGTTCTAGTATGAACTAGAAGATTTTCTCCTTGTTGTTGGTCTCCTTGGTCTCTAATAAACCACATATAAGCCTTACTTACAGACTCAATTGTTGCAGTAATCATTGGTGTCACTCCAACGATTTGCAAAGCCTGTATGGGCATGTGGTTTACTACAGAGACCTTTTCTATTTGGTCCTTTTTAGGCTCGATATTACGAGTCTTACTTTGGATACCAAATCCAACAACAATCGCAAATGCTAGTGTCAATATTAAATTGATACCTAGCTTTGGGCTACCTTGTACTCTAGCGATTGCTACAATCACTAGAATTAAAGCAACAATCATAGAAATGAAAGTCATTGTTGTCATGTTCTGTTAATTTTTTGAAAGTTTATGAAAAATTTCTCTCAACCTACGTTTTGCCTTATTCAAATCGGACTTTACAGTACCAATAGGAATTCCAAGCTTAACACTCAGTTGATCGTAACTAAGACCTTGATAGTATCTTAACTCGAGTAAATTTCGATACTTAGATCTTAGGCGAGATAATGCTATTCTTAGAAGTTCAATATTCTCCGTTTTAATCATATCTGACTCGGGATCTGGAGCTGTCTCTTCTAATTGAATAGTATTTGTCTCATTATCTATGCTGAAGTTCTTACATAAATCCTTTGTGGCTCTTATATGATCAATAGTAGTATTAACTGCTATTGTCTTAAGCCACGCTTCGAAGCTAATAGGATTTACATAAGAACTGAGTTTACTAAAGGCTTTTATAAATGTATTACTCAATAGATCTTGAGTAAGTTCATCATCTTTGACTATATCAAAGATAATATATCTTATCAGTCTATGATACCGTTCATATAACTGATTAAAAGCCTTATCATCACCGTGTTTTGCTTGTTCAATTAAGATTTTTTCTTCTTCTTTCATATAACAAGCATTAGTTAGTGGAAACTAGGGGAGTCGAACCCCTAGAATCCTTTGTTTAGAACGCCCTCTGCGACGACACAGCTATCTCGTCTGAAAGTAGGCAAATCTTATTACACTTCCTTATTTCTAAACTAAAATGGAATACCTAATATATATCTATAATAATATGTATCATATACATACTTACGTATCCAATAACATTGAATTAAATTATCAAATATTTCATCAGAATATATTCTAGGTAATTCTATTTTGTCTAACATTGCTACAGCAATTCTTAGTCTTACTAAGTCTGTAGTATGTTTGCTCCCTATCATCTTATTAGGATGAAAAAGACGTTGAGATATCCAAGCAATCCATTCTTTAATTTTTGCTTTTATCTCAATCCAAGTACGCCAATCCATATTATCTGGACATACTGAACAAAATTTTCCATCTGGAGTTTTAATCCAACCAAAATATTTTTCATATTCTGATCCAATTATTCCCCAATCCATACAATATCCTTCATCTTCTCTAAATACTGGTAAAAATTTTTCATGTGTACTAATATTTTTGAAAAGATCTTTTATTGTATTACAGAGTTCGCCTCGTTGATCGAAGATTTTATCTCTATTTTTTTCCATTTATCTTCGTTTATATACCGAATATTTACTTTATTGAATAACTTTTGAGCATCCTCCCAAGAAACGTGTAATTTACCTTGAATATCTGCAGTAACAGCTATTTCATTTAGATTCCCATCTGGTTGAATATTCTTTATACTTACGAATTCTTCATATTGTTCATCAGTATATTGAATACTACTAGATTCTGTGTTTCTTTCTTCTATTTTACTTGATTCAATTTCTTTAGATAGAAGAGTAAATTCAAATTTAGTAGGATCTTCTAAAATCTGTTCAACTATTTTATGATCTCTTTCGATAAGACCATTAGCAAATGAACTTAGTGAAATACTATTTGTGATTCTTATAAATGGTTCTTTACCATTTAAAGACAAAATATATTTCTGTTCACTGAATAAGTCTTTAACAATATATACTCCTGCTTTCATTTCTTAATTGATTTATAATATGTGTCAATAACTCGACTTGCTGTAAGCAAATCAACTCCAAACTCTTCTTGGATTAGACGATTCTTTTCGAAATCATCACATGGTTCATCCATTATCTTCTTTAATTTCTCCTTTTCACCGGGATTATCAAAGTATATCCAAAATGTTAGCCTCATATTACTCAGGAATTAAGAATGGAATGTTTTCAAGTTTCAGTATCTCATTATATACTTTATTCCATTGTTTTGGAATATTGTATGTTTTATAAGAACTTCTATGCTTTTTGGGATTGTGGTAATAATCCCACCAAGACCTACTTAATATAGTGATTTGAGGAAATTTCTTACTTTTTCCCTCATTCTTAAGTAGTAATACAATGTTCGATTTACTAGTTATCAAACTCTTTGCAGATGTTGCTTTTGTTACATCTGCTCCTAAGTTCATTAACATTTTAAGGAAACTAACGACGCTTTGTCGTGGTCCTGCTAGTATACATTCTTTATTAAATGATACTAATCTTTTTTCAGCTATTTTCTCATCCATAAGCTTTTTTAAAATAATTAAACAAAATTGTTATCTAGGTGGGATTTGAACCCACAATCTCCTGATAAAATCCAGGGCTTTATCCAGTTAAGCTACTAGACTCCCTCACTTTCGTAGTTAGCACGTTGATTTACGCTGCTCCTAGAGCAGTGTAATCAGTGACAAATGTATTGCCATTTAAATTTAAAGTGAACCTATTTTACCTTTCACTACTAGTCAAATCCAAGCAGCCCCTTAAAGTATATCTTTTTTAACTCAAACGCAATGGTATAGTGAGGAAAGATATACAGAAACTCGTGGAGCTGGAGGGACAGATTCTTTTAAGTTATTAGAACATTCTATCTCCATATGCGTCATAGTTGTATGAAAAAAGAATGTTTATGTTGTAATAATGAATTCCAAGCTGATTTACGAGAGGTAAACAGAGGAAATGCAAAATTTTGTTCACTTTCATGTGCTGCTAAATACAGAAATTTACATAGAAAGAAATACAAATGTAAATGTATTGTATGTGAACAGGAATTTGAAGCGCAATCTTCCAAAGCAAAGTATTGTACAAATGCTTGTAAATTAAAAGATTATCGTAAAAGAATGAAATCTAATAATGCTATTACTAGATCGTTTTACAATTTTCTATTATTACAACCTTGTGCAATATGCGGTTGGAATAAAGCTTCTTGTGATGTTCATCATATTATACCTGTATCTAACGGTGGTAAAAATGAAATTACAAACTTAATAACTTTATGTCCTAATTGCCACAGAATGGTTCATAGGAACCTCATTTCTGAGGAGAAACTTAAAAAGTTTCGTGAATCTTGGACTATCTCTTCACCTTCTAATGAAGGGTTGGGCGCTCTAGCTGGTAATTAAGAACACTTTAGTTCTCCAGTAGTCTCTGCACTTTCATGTAGTGTACTACATGCTTAGCTCAGGATTGGCATGCAAAAATGTCATTTCTGAGCATTTTTGTTTAGCGTTCCCTGAATTCACCCAATTTAAACTCGACCATCTTAATCGAACCCTCGTCCTAATAGTTTCCAATAAACCTAATAAGATACGACACAGTTCTTATATCGTAAATACTTTTTAATTTTTAACCCTCAAATTATTAAGTGTAGATAAAGAGAGATCACTCTCTCTTTACCTTATAAATCTATAGTAATAGTAAGTATTCTTTTTTATATAAGCGTATTTTCTGTAAGAGTGCGCAATGCGACTTATGTCTTATCCCTAAATACATGTTTATCTCTTTAAAAAAGAATAATCTTAGGCATATAGCTCTCTATCACTATAGAAAATGCCTTTGATAGATCTATAGAATTTGAAGTTTACCTCATCATCAAAAGACTACAAGTATCAACTTCGGCTTAAAGCTCTAATTCTATGTGTGATTTGATATCATTACTATACTTAACTTACTTACGTAAGCCTATCACTAGGTCTTGACTCAAGGTTCTAGCGATTCAGCAGTACATGCTCGTACTTTTTCAAGTGATAGTAATGATCTCAGGCACGTGATCAGTGGCTCAGAATTTTCCACTCTGGCTCAAGGCTCTTGAGTACCTTGTTACTTCAAGGTAAACATATTCTACTATTCATTCGAATATTTAAATCGTGGTATTAATCTCTTTCTAGAACTAAATATACGGAAAGAGATTGGGAGGCCTCTCGAACACTCCTAACTCTGATTTCGGAGTTAAATTACTGGATTAATATCTCCAATAATCCTCACCGTAGATAGCACGCTTAGCGTCACTGACGGCTTTATCACGCTTCTCTTCGGCTTCCTCAACGGCTTTATCATATGCACGATAATCTCCGTCGGACTCAAATTTTGTTTTAGCTGTAGATACAGCTGTCAAAAATGCTTTTTGAGCTTCTTCTTTTTTACGAGCCATACGAAGCTCTTTTAATGCTCGATCTTCTGTAGACTCTGCGTTTGATAAACGACGTTCAACTTCACGGGTCTCTTGTTCTAACTTCTTTGCAGCAATATTCTCTTTTGCTTTGTCTACTGCGGAAGTGTTAACTTTACCTTGATTGTTCTCTTGCTCTTGCATTTTTGCATCTAAATTAAAATCTGCCATAATTTTTAAAATTTTGATAAGTTAATAAAATTGATTTTTAAATTAAAATTGTTACTGTTTATTTTTTGGGATCAACATATAATTTAAACCAATAATCGCTACCTTCTGACGTACTACCCCAGCTAATAGTGCCGTTAATAATCTCTCTATTACTATAATTACTATGAGCGATTCTATGTACACATTTAATTAGTTTATCAGAGATATCTCTACTTCGCAATATTTGATTGGTGACATTTTTTACATATCTACCATAAGCATTATTCTCTTCAAGAAATTGCTTAAAACTAGGATTCTCACTAATTGCGCTCTTTATTGATCCTTTTATATCTTTTTTACAAAGTGTAGAGGTAATAGGTTGTCCTCTAGTAGAAACATTACTAATACCAGCGGTATTACTTCGACAAATAAGTTCTTCAAGTGTCATTACTTTTTACTTTTTAGTTATTAATTTTTATTACTAGATAGTAGAATTATATATTCTTTGTATTTTGTTATATACTTCTTCTACTGATTCAATTACTCTTATACTAAAACCGCATTTAAGTAGTACACAAGTGTACAATTCTTCTCTTACTTCATCATTATTATAAGAAGATAAACCTACTTTCTTAGGTAAATCCTCTCTTTCTGAAGATGGAGTTATTGCAGCAATTTGTTCTATATCAATAAGTATACGTTCTTCATGATTTAAGTACGTAATTTTCTTTGATAAAGATTTACTAAATGCAGAAAGTTCTATAACATTTCTTATTTCCATACTTTTAAATAATGAATCGTGGCATAGTCTTTGTTTTCTTATCGTATGCTGCCCCCTTTACTTTATTAGCGTACTATGCATCTTCACATAGCTTTGATTTGCTGTAGGACTCTGGGCTTATTCACGATTCGGGGATAACCACCATATTAATAAAAAATTAAATTATATGATAACTGGCGAGTAATCAATAAATTTCTTTTTTATTCTTAGTACCCTTTTTATAGGGTTCCATTTTAGGCTTAGGACGTCCTTTTTCAGAACGTCCTTGTTTTACTGCTTTACTTTCTTTCCACGTTTTAGACATAGCTCTTAAAAACTTTAACAATTTCAGGTAATGCCTCAATGTAGTTAATACAAAGATACTCTTTCTCCTCTTTCTTGAGAGGATTGTTAAATAAGAGAACTAAGTCTCTAGTAAAAGTAGGATTACGTAATAAGTAATTCTGTACTTCTACTTGCCATGTAAGACCTCCTCCTGTAGATATTGGTGTACCTACATTCTGAAGTAAAACAGAAACTTGCTCGATTAACTTAGAATCGAATTTAGGAAATTGATGTTTCAGTTCTTCTTCGTTTAATGAAGAAAGAAATTCTGGATTATCTTTTTCCTGCATGAAAACAAGAAGTGCTCTTTCAAGCATTTCTTTTGCTTCTTGTTGGGACCAAGAAGTTGGAATCTGTACAAGACATAAATTATTTCCTGTAGTTCCAATAAGATGTAACTGTTTCATTTTTGATAAATTTAAGTTATAACTTTTAACGACGTCTCCGCATGTACAACTACGGAGAAGATTTTGATTGAACGATTGTTGATTAACAACAACTCATATTGTACTATGAGCAACTAATAACAAGTGTCATCGTAAAGTTTTATGCTTGCAAAATAAATATTAAAAAACTCTTACATAAAACTTCTTATAATCGGCTATCTAACATATTTTACGTTGTAGCAGAATTGTATTGCCAGTACAATTCTTATTAACGGCATGATTTTAACGTCCGCACTAATGCTATCTAAAAGTTGGCCACCCTTTTGATAAGACATAAGCCCCACATGCTTATTACTGATTCTCACAGTAATACTTTCTTGCTTCTTTAGCTTCTTTTTCTGTATTAAAATATCCTATAGTTTTTAATTTATAATTTATTCCAATATAAGCCATCCATTTATTTCTATCTTTTCTAAAACAATAACCTTTTCCTTTTTGTATTCTATCTGTATTTAAGTTATTTTCTAAATGAGATATTATTCTTAGATTCTCTTTTCTATTATCTAATTTATTTCTATTAATATGATCGCAAGTAATCTTTTGATTACTAGTATCTCTTTCTAATATAAAATTATGTAATTTTATAGTTTTGTGTTTTTTAGTTGACGCTATAACATAACCTTTTTCATTTAATCTCCAATGAAGTTTTTGTACTTTTGGTATATCTTCTTTATCTAATAATATATTTGCTAGTATTTTATTAGTATTCTTATCAAATATACTAAGAGTATCATTATCATAATAATTTATATATCTCATAATTTATTTAAGTTTGTCATCTTCTGATGATCTAATAATAAAAATATGCACTACCTTCACAGGCAATGCATATAAATGAATTATAAGTCAGAAATTCAAAAAAGTTATTGCAATCATGATCATTTAATACTATCTATTACCGTAATTGGTACTTTGACAGCTTTCTCACTTTCTTTTTCCGGCCTACTTACTTCAGTCTTTATTTCCACTTTAGCATTCTTAGCATCTGGACCTGTTATTCCCGGCATAACTTCTTTTAACTGCATACTAATATAATAGTTTGTATTACGGAGATACTCTTCAGCAATCTCTTCATACGTTGCAGTTGTACCTATTCTATTAAGAATAGTACGTACGATTTGTTCTGGAAGTTCCATACACAAATCGTATAATTCCATGTCATGCTTTTCAACATTCCAATCGTTAAGTCTTTCTTCCAAAGTAGGAATAATAACCTCATTTTTAGTTGATTCTAAAGCTTTTTGAGCTTCTGTACCATGGTACTTATCGTACCCATACCATAGGATTCCTCCTAATAGTACGATGCAAAGTAGCCCAATGGCTACGTCTCGAAACTTGTTCATAGAAATAATTGATTTATTAATAAAACTGTGCAATATTGCCTTTTTAATCTTGTTGTTTTTGTTCTTCCTCGTATAAATACTTTTCTATTCTTTGAGATTCTTTATTAATTAAAATAAAGAACAAACCTAGTATAACACCCATACCTAATGAGGTTATTATTAACTCTCCTGTAATAGCTATGGTGTAGATACCCCCAGCTACTACTACCAATAGTAGTAACACATATAAAAGACATTTTAATGAAGATTTATTTAAAGGATTCATAAGCTTGTAGAAATTGTTTATATGTACCTAACATATCCATTAATAAATTATTACATTTACGAAGGCGGTTGTATTCTTCTTCAGTAAGAATATATACTGAGCCTACTTTTACTACATTGTTATTAATTTCTTGGATATTTTGAGAATTAGAATCTATCCAAATAAATTTAATACCATTTGGAGGAGTTTCTCTTACTATATCTATAAATTGATGAAACACTGAATCGTAAAAATTAATTGCTTCATTTTTGTTAGAGAAATGTTCTAGATCATGAAAATACATTCCAGAATCTACAATACCCTTAGCTTCTTGTAAATCAAACTTAAAGATATCTTTTAATGCTTTTATACATAATAACTTATTTGAAAATTTACGAAAATCAAATTTAATAGTTTTATTCATACTTTTCATACTGATTTTATATTTTAATTGTTAATAATAATCTAAAATAATCCTAAGTAAATAACACAGTACTAACGCCGCCAAGCTGTCTTATGTATCTACTTAGGATTTCAATTTAATCAGTACGTGTTTCACAACAGATACATGAATAGAGTTCTATAATTCAACAAGTTTTTCTTTTTAAAAGGGAGAAATAAATCTCCCTTACCTGATTATGGATAGATCTGTAAGAAGTGATCTATATAACCGGGTTTTGTTGCAATATATACCCTATATCCTCCACCTAATTTAAATAGGTCAAAGTCTTTTTTGGGTATTTGCATAGCAACAGTTTCTACATCTTGTTTCCAATTAGTATCGAATAAACGATGTAATTGATTATGAAGATTGTCCATGTATGAATACATGCACTGTTGCTTGGATGCGATAGCAGTATTGATTACTACACCGTATCCTCTACTTAATTTATAAGCTAATTTAATTGCATCAAGCCAACTTAAATTAAGCTCTTTTTTAAGAGTCACAATTCTCTTATATAGAGATATACTACGACTCTTTTTTTTCTGAATTATTATTCTTATCATATTATTAAGTATTAATGATTCAGATTTAAAGACATTAGCTTCGGTAGCCGTTGGCATTCGTTCAGCCCGGCAATTTAAACCTACTAGACCCTAGAACCGCTAACTTGTGTATTAATCAGAATGCGTATGAAGTAGTGTAGTTAGTCTCGATGAGGTTGTCTTTACTCTAGGGAATTGTATGCGTATTTCACAATAGGCATACAACAGTTCTGTCGTGACTTCGTTGCCTTTAGGAGGCTATAATCAATGTTTGTAAAAATCTTTTAAATGGCACACACGTGTTTCACAACAGATGTGTGTCTTACATTTTAACCAAAAGAATGTTGTTACTTCAATTCTTTCTTAACTTCATCTATAATACCATGAAAAACACTAACATTTACTTTATCCTTAAATTCAATATATGCAAATAATATCACACATATTGGATATAGGATGGGATCGTCCAACAGTATTAATAATATTATCATATAGATAAGTATTCTTAATACTAACCAAATGAATGATATTACCTTTTTCATATATTAAATAATTTAATAGACTCTGCATTTTTTAATTAGGCTTGTCACTAACTATGGCTGCATTATATTAAATTAAAAAGAGAGTTGTGTATCACTTCATACACTGGGTGGTTTGTTATTCATGTTTAATAACCTTAACACCAAAATAGATACCAATTAGAGTTGGTATTATGTACAGTAATATGTTAGTTACTGCGTAACGTGGCTGACTTATTGTTATTACTATATAAAATAATAATACTAACAATAGTATACCAAATAGAATGTAATTGAGTGCTTTCATTTTCTTCTATATTTATTGTTAAATGTATCTACTGCTTTTTCTCTATTAGGAAAGGTAGTTATTACTAATTTTCCTTCTTTTTCGAGAATAATAGACCACTCGAAAGCGTGCTTTCCAACTAGGATAACTTTACGTCCTAGTGCATCTGTTACGATTGCTCGTACTGTAGAATCACAATTTGATTTGTGATATTTTCTTTTGCTCATGATATTATTTATTAAATGAGTTTATTATTAAGTAACATATTCCAATAAATATCCAATAAGCTAATGACCATTCTAATATCATATCTAATATTGCTGAGAATTTCGCTTTTGGATCTAATCCCATTGATAATAGGTATAAACATGACATTATGTAAAATCCTATTGTTGCTTTTGTTCCGTTACTCATGACCGATTTTGTTTATGTTCTAAATTACGCTATATATTATATAAATTACTAATGGGCTTGGTGTGAAAAAGAGTGAAAATGAGGGGAGAGAGGATGGTGTTTACCACTCCCTCCCACTTACTCATTACAACTCATCGTCATCCACTATTTCACCCTCCAACAACGGATTAGACTTCTTCTCCTCAGCTGCCTTAGCTGCTTCTTTAGCTGCCTTAGCTGCTTTACGCTTAGTATCATACTCAACATAATCAACAATGCGCTGAGAATTGTTGTACAAGTTCTCACCACGCTTGATAAGACTTGCATCAGACTTGATACATTCGCCTTCGTCAGTACACAGTGTATAGATGAAGACAGAGTTATAGATGGAAGCTACTTTTACTTGCTTACCGTCTCTTTCCTTAGTCTCAGTGATGATTTTACCATCATTGTCCTTACGAATAAAGTCAGGAAAGCCTGTTACTTCAACACGACAGATGGGAAAAACTTCACCAATAGTTTCCTCTATTGCCTTGAAGTACTCATCTTCATGTTCCTTAGTACTACCATATGCAGCCATTAACTGCATCACAACAGGTCTAGTTTGCTCTTGCAGCACCTTTCTTAGACCTGCTTGTCTGAACTCGCACACTGCATAGCGTGCTTTGCCGTCTTTGGAGGTTTTTACCTCTACTTTCGTAAGTTCGTAGTTCTTTACGTCTTTATCCTTGATAGACAAATCCATATCATTTTACGGTTACCTATACACCATAAGGTTTTATTAACACATTAACTCTTTGACGGGGGATTTCCCCTACTTGTTAGGAGAGGGGACTTGATATTGTACTGGTCCTCACTCTCAATTGCACACTATCAAAATTTTTATAATATTTTATTTTGATCCTCGCTTTCAATTATACCCACAAAAATATTTTTTATAAAAAATTTTTACAACACTTATTATTCATTTTCGTTCTCTAATTAGAATTTAAATAACAGCAATATGATATTTGAACAAGAATTAAAAGATAAAGGATTTGAAATTAAAGATAATCAACTCTATTATGAATTTAGTGACTTTGAGCTATTAAGAGCTAGAGTAAGTGAATGGGATTGCGCTGATGGTACTAAAGCTTTGAAAGTATCAGATCTTAGGTTAATGAATCCTATGGAGGAAGGTATGGCTCATATGATGATTTCATATTCACTTTACTTTAGGGATATTAACAAATTTTATGAATTATTAACATTACTAGGGTATAAAATAAGTTAAAAATAGTTAAATTATGTTAAAAGAATTAACAGTTAAAGAGGTAGAAACTATCCTAAGTAAGGATAATAATGTGTATGGTATACATAGTATTGGTGATCACGTGTATAAAATACCAGGTTTAGGGTATACAGGACCTAAAGGAGCTACTAGATTTGTAAATGAATTAAGGCAACAAGTTAATGGATTAACTACGAAACTCTCGTAGATATGTTAAATAATCATAAATAATGTTAAAATTATTTTTATTTTACTAATATTGGAACAAAATTAGATTGTAATACGTTCCTACATCCAGAGTAGGATATAATAGTAGTTTAAAATGCAATTAGTAGTAATATAAACCATTACTCTTACTCTAGATAACTGCAGTATATAATATATTATTATCAAACTATATCATGATGAATGAGCCAAGATACTTAGAAATGATTAGACAAGGAGTTGTTAACATAAATGGTGACGATTTTAAAATAATCAGAGCATATGATGGATGCAGAGGGTGTTATTTTAGACAATTTGAAAACTTTAGTGGATGTCTAAATAATGTTGCACAGGGTATTTGTTGTAGTGCTGGTGGTCATATTCTAAGAAAAATTTCATAGTAATAGAACAAAAATTAATTAAGTACGTTTAGCCAGTATGGAAAATCAACAAGACATATTAAAAACCGTTATAGACGGTTTAGTGTATATCCCTACTAAGGATATGATAGTTAAGCCCTTAGAGGATGAATACGTAGAGAAAGAAATTATTAAGCCAGTAGAGACTGGTAAAAAGGACGAAAATGGTTATGATATTAATGACACTGAAACAGTTAAAGAAAAAGTGTTAACTACATTCAGAAAAGGTATTGTATTACGTCTGCCATCTGGGTATCAGTGGCAAGATGAGAACAATCATCCTGAAGTAGGTGATGTGGTAGCATATCCTAGGAAAGCATCGATTGATTTTGATTTGTTTAAAGATAGTCAATTAGTAAATCCTTATAATGTAGTAGCCTTTGTAAAAGGAGAAAAATATTTTAAAGACTAAGCGTAGTCTTAATTAATCGTGGTTGTAGTTGGATGTACTAGGGGTTAGCATAAAGTTAACCCCTTTTTTATTGTATAAAATATGCAACTTTTTTTGAATATCTGCGTTATATGGATATGATTAAAGAAATGATAAATAATATGTTGGGTGAGTACTCAAAGTTCATTCAAATACAAGATGATGGTACAGTTAAGGTATTTGTTCCAGAAGACGTTAATAATCCTTCTATGAAAAATGCTACAGAATTAACATTATCTAAGAATGAAGCAATTAGTCTCATGGGTTTAGTAACCCAACCCAAACAATACGAAGTATGTGATTCTGCAAATAATTGTAGAATCATATCTGAAAAAGATCCTGATTTTGACGTAAACAAGTGGATTAAATTAGCACTTGGAACTATTAAAAAATAAATACTATGTCAGATTACCGAGTTACTATTACAACAGTCAGGGAAAAATGCCCATTTGATGCTAAACGGAAAAGCAAAGAATACTGCAAAGTATGTAAAGCTTGGAAAGATCCTTGTTCAGGATTAGGTATAGAAACTACGATTTCTTCAAGAAAAATTGGAGAAGATAAAATGAAACAAATAATAAATATCATTAAATAATTATGATTACAGAATATAAAGTTATTAAACCTTTTGGTGTATTAAAATCAGGTGATATCCTTACTTTGGATAATGATATGTATACGTTCTCTGATGAGAAATCTTCTGACTCACAAAATTATTATTCCCAAGTAAACGTAGCTGTATCATGTGATATGATTGAGGAATATGCTAAAAGTGGTTTAGTTGAGCCAATTGAAAATGTTACTGTTGAATCTAATGATGAGAAGAAAATCAGACAGATTCGTACTATTATTGCTCAATTGAAGAATACTTACAATCAACGTAAGAACAATATTGAGAAAAAGTATCAGGAAGGTAAAATTCAAACTTGTGTGAAAGTAGAGCATGATACTGTATATTTCAATATGATGAAATTGTTAAATAAACTCGAGGCAATCATAAATGAATAAACTAGTAAAAACCGTATCAAATGAAGAATTGATACCAGAGTTTTTACAAGCGCTTAATGGAATACTTAGGTTAACCGATAGAGAGCTTGAATTGATGGCTACACTTATCAAAATGGATATGGAATACGTTAAGGAACCTAATACAAATAAGAATGTAGCAAACAGATATAATAGAAAATATATCATTGAGAATTTAGGTATTACTAAGGATAACCTAAGTAGATACATTAAGTCTTTCAAAGAGAAGGGCATTTTGATAGCTGGACCTGCTGAAGACGAACTTAGCGTAAATAAGGCTCTGATACCAGTTGTTATTGGAGATCGTTTGCAACTAACGATAATACTGAGAATAAAATGAAATGTTTAGATATAAAAACAGGTTCCATTCTTATCTATAAGAAATATGGTTTACTAAAATGTTGGTGGAATAAATTAATGAGAAAAGAATTACCATTTAATAAGTATACTCTTTACTTTGGAAATTCTTCTATGTTTGTAGAAACCACGAACATCAAAGTAAAAGAAAAAGATAGATATATAATTTTAGAACCTATCAAACCATATAGTAAAAAGGAAGAAAAAGCTCTTAAGTTAGAAGTAGTAGAACACGTTATGATGAACAACGACACAAAGGATGTGTTTAGTGTGATAAATATAATTAGACCTTCTACAATAGACGTAGAATCATTTACAATCGATGGTTTGCTTAAAAATAAATACTATAGAATAGTATATGATTCAAAAGGAAAAAACTTCTAATATCTATATACAATTAGCAAATAAATATAATATTCCACATCAAGTAGTAGAAGTAATTTGTAATCACCCGTTTAAATTTGCAAATAGAGTTATTTCAAATGATGAAGATACTAAAACAATAATGTTTGGGTATTTATTCAAAATCAAACCAAAAAGAAAGTATGAAAAAACCAGAGAGAATGAAAAACAAAACAACTAAAGCTTTTTTATATCAAAATCTATATCCTGTAAATCTTTATGTTACTACTCTGGATGATTGGGAAGATGCTTGTGATTTTTTTGATTTCTTTCTTACTACCAAAGAACTTAGAAATGATGAACCAGAAAGAGATCGTCCCAAACTAAGTAGTGTAATGGGAGCTACGTTCTTGGTCAGAGAGAAATATTCTAGAGCTGTTGGTATATTAATAGTACTAGATGATTTCCATTGTTCTACTTTAGCTCATGAATCAATCCATTATGCAGATGCTGTATATGATTATTTATCAATGAATGCAGAAGGATATAATGAAGGAAATGAACAATATGCTTATTTAGTTACTTGGTGTGTGGAACAACTTGAAGATTTTATAGAATGCAAAAGGAAGGAAAAAAGAATGACAAGAAAGATGACAAAACAAGATGGGAATTAATGCCTCTTGATTGTCTTGAAGATATTGCCAGAGTATACACAGAAGGAGCTAAGAAGTATGGAGAAAATACATGGCAATATCTTGATAATGGTTATCAAAGATACAAAGCGGCTTTGTTGCGTCATCTGTGGGAATTCGAAAAAGGAAATGAAATAGATCCAGAAACAGGTTGCCACCATCTTGCGCAAGTATGTTGGAATAGCATTGCTCTTCTATATCTTTCTAAGCACTCTATGAAGGATATGACCGTAGAAATATGGAGAACCGCATACAATTTTCCAGATTATGAAGTATCTAATTTTGGTAAAGTACGATCAAAAGATAGAATAATAGAACATTCTAACGGACGTCTACATAAAACGATTGGAAAAATTCTAGTTCAACGGCTAGATCACAACGGATATCTAACTGTATCATTACAAAAGAATAAAAGGAATTACAAAGTAAAAGTACATAGATTAGTATTATCAACATTTTCAGAATGTATTGGAGAACAGGTAAACCATATAGATGAAGATAAAACTAATAACAAATTATTGAATCTAGAATGGTGTACTGCTAAATACAATGCTAATTATGGTACTAGGAATGCAAGAATTCAAAAAAGGAATGAACACAGAAGAAAAACTGGACAAGATACTACTGAATCAACAAGTGATACTACTGTATCTGAGGCAGATCTTACAAGACACAAATCGTAGTCAATTCCTTGAAGATTATGCTGCAAATTTAGCAGCACAAGCAACAGAAATAATATTAGGACACAATATAGTAAGAAAATAATATGGAATTAAAATTTAAGAAATTACAAGAAGACGCAGTATTACCTAGTTATGCTAACCCTAATGATGCTGGTTTAGATTTAACAGCAGTTTCCTTTACTCAGGAATTTGATAAGAGTGGTAAGTTGGTATTAGTATATCATACAGGATTATCCGTAGAGATTCCTGAAGGTCATATGGGTTTGATCTTTATGAGATCCTCTGTTTCTCAGAGATCTATGTCAATGTGTAATGCAGTAGGTATTATAGACTGTAAAATTTTGATTGTATTTTAATACATATCAATAGAACCCATAGTATTTTCTTACGTTTTCTACAAAAAGAATTTATAAAATGGAATTAATTTGTAAAATTTGTGGTAAAACGTTCAAAGTAAAACCTTCTAGAACAAATACAGCTAAGTATTGTAGTAGCAAATGTCAACATGATAGTTTAAAAGGAGAACTAAATTGCACATGTGAAATATGTGGTAAGAAATTTCATAGAAAACAGTCTTGGATTAACAAAAATAAACATTCTCTTTGTAGTACAAAATGTGCAAATAAACTTAAAGAAACTTTGTATCTAGGAAAAGGTAATCACCAATTTGGATTAAAAGGGGACTTAAACGCTTCTTTTAAAGGAAAAGAATTAACGAGGAACAATCATAAATTAGTTGATATAAAAGTTTATTGTCCAGAACATCCAAATAAGGATAGAAACAATAGAGTTCTCAAACACAGATTGATCATAGAAGAATATTATTATTTATTTAATAATAAATACTTTGAAATTATTGATGGAAAGTACTATTTAAAAAGAAAAATCAATGTGCATCACATAAACGGCGATCACAATGATAATAGAATAGAAAATTTAATGCCAGTAACTAGATCAGAACATAAAACAATTCATATGTTAGAAGGTATTCAAATTAGAGATCCTAAAACTGGTAAATTAACTGCAGTCTTAAAACGGGGTGAATTGCTGGAAAAGCCTGAAGAGGTCAATCAGCAGCCAAGCTTGAATGGTAACATTCTTGAAGGTTCAGAGACTAATAGCCGAGTCCTTACTGAGGACAGTAATGCTGACACGAGTGCCCTGCCCGCTTAGCGGTGATGATATAGTCCGAACTACAGATATAACAAATTGAAACTGTAGAAATATAAGGATAAAGAGCCTTATAATATAACAACACCTTAATAAAGGGTTATAAAGGTGAGATTCTTGTTAAATTTAAGATTACTACAGATGCTCTTCCTACAATTTATCAGCCTGGTGAAAAGATTGCTCAGTTAGTAGTAATGCCTTATCCGAAGATTGAGCCTGTCATTGTAGAGGAATTAGCAGGTGAAGATCGTGGTGGTGGATTTGGTTCAACTGATAAAAAAGAAGAAAATGAGAATACAGAACAGGGACGAGAAAGCGGAGCAACTGAAGGAGATAATCAATCAGTACAGTAAAAATCCAGAGTATGTTAATGCATTTTATACTAAACAAGAAGCAGTAGATGCATTGAATAGACATTATAAAAACAGATACATTAAAATAAATTTAGATTAATATGAATACGTATATTTATACAGGTGGCGGCTCATTGTTAACAATGAAGGATAACGATATTAAGAATTTTGATACTATTAGTAATCATTACTTAAATATTGATTGGGCTTGGGTAATTGAGGAAGATGGTACCTTTGCAGCTAATGAAAAAGAATATGATGTAAAAGCTGGTGATGTAATCTTGGTTCTCTATGCTGGTTATAGAGAAAAAGAAGTACCGGTTAAAGATAGAAGAAAAGTTAGAGACATCGTTGTCATAAGAAACGAAGACTTATACAATAACTTCAAATTAAATGAAAAATACGAGGAATCTCAAAACAGTGGAAATTGTATCAAAGATTGCCGTCCAGATGCACCTTGCAGTGAATGTTAATCTATGAATTTAGCAGATATAGTTGGTGGACAAGTGGTCATACATCCAGACATGTTGGCCATTCCACCATTTAAAAAACTTTGGGATTCATTTAAAGATAAAGATTTAGCAACAAAATACTTATGGTACATAGTACTTAAAAACAAATATGATTCTCCTTATGTAGAGACTATGGAAAGAGATCTAATAGAACCTACATTGAAAAAGGAATTATTTGGAAATGAAAACTATGAATTACCAGAGATAGTAATACAAGCAGAAGATAGTTGGAAAAGTAGAACATACTCCTTACTTGAGTATATGTTAGATGGATTACTATTGAAACTTGAAGGTGCTGCTAAATACTATCACTTATCTAAAGATGACGAAATGGATTTAGATTCTATTAAAAAGCTTACAGATGGTGCTAAGAATATGGCTGGAGTAATAGAATCAATTGTGAAACTTAAATCTCAAGTAAGAGCAGAAGAGATTAAGAATAGCAAAGTTAGAGGCGGTGGAGAAATGAACCCATTTGAATTACCAAAAAAGAAGTTGTAGAAAATACGACACAATAAAAGACATTATAAAAACCTGCCCGTTAAGGGCTTAAAGAAATTGCAATTATGGCTAAGACTAAAACTAGTAAAAAGAATACTAAACCGACAATGATTATTTTTGACTTTACTGAGGTATATAACAACATGAAAGCAGAGCAAGAAAGAGATTTAGCTGAAGCTGCTGCTTATGCTATATCACACATGGATGAAAAAACAGAAAATAATCACACTACTAAAACTAGTTTATGGCAGAAAATTAAGAACCTGTTTAAACGAAGAAAGTAATTTATGATTGATTTCACAAAGAAAATCAAAAATTCTAATAAATTCAGCAACCCGAGAGAAATCTCGGGCTTTGTTGTATAATGTAAATGATTATGTGTAAATCTGGAATACCTTTAAAAGACGTTAAAAGCAGCGAATGGAACTACTCAGGAATTTATAAAATTACTAACATTGTTAATGGAAAATGTTATATAGGGCAGTCGATAAACATAAAACAGAGACTCATAAAACACTATAACAACTTTTTAAATCATCAAGAAGCAAAAATATATAAAGCAATCAATAAATACGGGATTGATTCATTTGAAGTACAAATTGTGGTTATAATAAATACGTTTGGTAAATCGAGTAGTGAAATCAAAAATGAACTAAATGCTCAAGAATGCTTTTATATTAATTTATACGATTCGTACAAAAATGGATACAACAGTACACCTGGTGGTGATTCTGGAAGATTGGGTTTCAAACACTCTCAAGAAACGATAGAGAAATTAAAGGCATCCCATAAAAATTACATACCAAAAGCCGCAAAAGACAAAATGAGAATAGTGTATTGTTATGATTTAAAAAACAAAGTAACAATATGCGTACCAAGCATTAATTCCGCATTTTTGCGAACTGGAGCAGATTATAGGAGTATAAGTCAAATTTGTAATAATCATAATTATAGACAGGGTGGTAGAACCATTTCACGAAAACGATATTTGTTTTCATTTTCTCAAGAAGAATTAGAAGACAGAGTAAAACATTATTTCGAAAATGATAGATTTCAACAAAAAAATCAAAAATTCTAACAAATTTCGCTCTCCGGCGCTAACTTATATAGAGTCGGGGTCTTATTGTTCCTTCCCAAAAGGTACATCAGAGTATTTCAATTTTTGGGAAACAGAGGCCGATAGATGCATTAATGGTTATACTGCAGATGATGGGGACTACATCACTGGGTATAACTATTTTTATTTAAACTATTGCCCAATTCAAAGAATTGTATATAAAAATAAAAAGAATAAACAAGGGCAAGAAGAGTTAATCAAAGTAAGAGAATTAGCATTTCCAGACTTTTATGATTATGACTATTACTATTTTCAAGCTATTGAAAGTGCACAAGATCAAGGTAAACACTTATGTGTAGCAAAAGCTAGACGTAAAGGTTATGAACAACCATACTCTGAACCGGTACTTACTCCAACAGGCTATGTTCCAATGGGAAGTTTGAAAGTTGGCGATTTGGTTATGAACCCCAATGGAAGCCCAGTTAGAATTGGTGATATAGTAGAGCAAGGTACTACAGAAATTTATGAAGTGGAATTTCAAGATGGAAGAAAAGTGAGATGTGGCGCAAACCATTTATGGGCAACATGTCGTAACGGAAAGAAATTCTACATAATGCGTACTGTGGATTACATGAAACGCAAATTGAAACAAGGTAGTCCTGGCAAAGAACATTATCCATATAAGATACCAGAATTAAATCCATTGAATTTTGATGAGAGACCCGTTACAGTAGATCCATATGTATTGGGTGTATTACTCGGAGATGGTTATATATGTGGTGATCAAGTAAGATTCAGCACAGCTGACGAATTTATAGTAGAGGAACTGCAAAGAAGATTACCAAATTATATTATTGAACATAAAGAACAGTACAATTATGTAATCAAATCTAAAGTACAAGGTGTAAATGAACTTAACCGACAATTAAAAGATTTAAAAGTAAAAGTAAAATCATACAATAAGTTTATACCTGAAAATTATAAATTTACAAGTATTGAAAACCGTTTTGAATTGATTAGAGGATTAATGGATACAGATGGTTCTATAACTAATGGAGCATGTAGTTTTGTATCAACTTCTGAACAATTAATAGACGATATGGTATTTGTATTAAGAAGTCTTGGTATAAGATGTAAAAAGTCTAAAGAAATACCAGGTAGAAATAATGTAGATTTTAATAATGGCAATTGTTCTGATACTCGTCCACATTGGGAACTTACTGTAACTACAGAAGAAGATATATTTAAATTACCAAGAAAACTTGAAAAGATACGCAAAGACAGAAAATATAATTACAAAGGGATAGGTATCAAATCTATACGTAAAACAGGAGAGTTTGAAAAACAAAGATGTTTGTGTATAGATAATGAAAACCATTTGTATATCACAAAGGATTTTATTCCTACCCATAATAGTTATAAAGGTGGTTCTATGCTTTGTCGTAATTTCTTTTTGATACCTGGTTCTAAGTCTTATGTATATGCATCAAATAAACAGTATCTTACTGATGATGGTATCCTTACTAAGGCTTGGGATTACATGGACTTTATAGATGAAAACACTGCATGGGGTAAAAAACGACAAGCTGTAAACACTAGCATGCGTCGTAGAGCTTCTATGATTGTAACTGATAACTTTGGTAATAAAATTGAAGTTGGTTACAAATCAGAGATAATAGGTGTATCATTGAAAGATAACCCAGATGCTGTACGTGGTAAAGCAGGTATGTTAATACTTTGGGAAGAGGCAGGTACTTTCCCAGAACTTAAAGCAGCATGGCAAATTGCTAGACCATCTGTAGAACAAGATGGCGTTGCTTTTGGTCTCATGATTATGTTCGGTACTGGTGGTGACGAAGGTCCTGCAGTAATGACATTACGTGAAGCATTTTATAACCCTAAATCGTACAATTGCATAGGTTTTGAAAATATATGGGATGATGGTATCCAGAGTAAAGAATGTGGGTTCTTTATACCTCAACATACTAATTTGGATATACGTGATGAGACTGGTAAACGATTGTATATGGATGAGGATGGTAATACTCTTCATGACAAAGCAAGACAGTTTATTTTAAATCTACGTGAAGAAGAATTAAAAGAAGCTACTAGTTCTCAACAAATAGATAGATATGTAGCAGAACACTCTGAATCCCCAGCAGAAGCATTTACTGAATTATCTGGTAACATATTCCCAAAAAAAGAATTACAAAAACAATTAGCAAGGATAAGAACTAATACTAAATTACAAAATCATAAACAAGTAGGTACTCTTACTCTAGTTAATGGAGAGATAATTTGGAATATACAGAAAACAGGAGACATAACCGAATTCCCATTACCAAAGAATTCTGATCCTACTGGTAAAATAGTTATATGGGAACACCCAGTTAAAGATGCACCATTTGGTTTATATATAGCTGGTATTGACCCATATGATCACGATCAATCAGGTACTAATTCATTAGGTTCTTGTTTTATATATAAACGTTTTCAAGACTTTGAATCATATTCAGATATCATTGTAGCAGAATATACAGGTAGGCCAAAAACTGCTGAAGAGTTTTATGAAAATGTTCGTAAGTTACTTATTTACTACAATGCAAAAGCAATGGTAGAAAACCAAAACACTGGTTTATTTACTTATTTCAATAACAAACATTGTAGCCATTTACTTGCTGATCAACCAGACATCATTAAAGATATTGTTAATAATTCTACAGTAAATAGACGAAAAGGATGTCATATGAATAGAGAGATCAAACTTTGGGGAGAAGGTAAGATCAAAGAATGGCTGGAAGAACTTAGAGATCAAAAGCAATTAGGTTTAAATACTGTACTATCTGAACCATTCCTTGAAGAACTTATTCAATATAATGACAAAGGAAACTTTGATAGGGTTATGGCATTTATGCAGGTAATGGTCTATAGAGAACAATTGTATAATATACAAGTAAAGAAGAAAGAGGATGTTGAAAAGAAAATGAGATTGTTTGATAAACCGTTGTTTAAAAATACAGATGATTCATTTACATTCACGCCTTTAAATAATAACACAACCACATTTATGTTTACTAATTAATATGGAAAGAACAGTCAACTCATTTCCTATCCAAAGACTACCACTCAGTAAAAAAACCGAAGAATGGCGAAAAGACTGCGTGGATTACATTATTGGAATATCTGGCATAGCTTCGTCCGAAAGTATACCTGATGAAGAAGAAATGCAAAGCTATTATGATTTATATAATAGTATATACAATGAAAAAGACCTAAAGTATGTTACAAATCCTTTCAATCAAGATGATGGCTTTCCAGCAATGGCACAGGATTATAATATCATACGTCCAAAAGTAGATCTATTATTAGGTGAAGAAACAAAACGTCCATTTAACTTTAGAGTGTGCCGTACTAGTGATATTGCTAGTAGTGAAGTACAAGACAAAGCTAAACAGATGCTGTTGAATTATATGCAAGCTGCTATGCTTGCTAAATTAAGCCCAGAAGATCAAGCTAGATTTCAAGAAGGATTACAAACAGGCGAAATTCAAACACCAGAACAAATACAGAAGTATTTAACAAAGGATTACAAAGATGCAGCAGAAACAACAGCATATCAAAGCTTATTATTCTTACTTAAGAAAGAAAACATTTCTCATGAATTTATGAAAGGCTTTAAAGATGCACTTGTTGCAGGACTTGAAGAGTATTACATAGGAATTAGAAATGGTGAACCAGTTATTAAAAGAATCAATCCTAAAGATTTTAAGTATCCTGCAGAAGAAGGCATTGAATTTATTCATGATGCATCTTGGTGTTGTTATAGATCATTAATGTCATGGAGCCAGATATACGATCAGTTTTATGATAAACTAGATGAAAAGCAATTGAACGAATTGTTAGAAATAGTAGATCAAAAACCTACATCTGGATTTGGTCCAGACAAAAGTCCAGTAGATGATTTTGTTCATTATAATTTAAAATCATATAATAAATTACCAGACCATAATCCTTATGGAGATCCAGATAACATTGTAGTTTATCATGTATGCTGGAAATCACTTAAAAAGATAGGGTTTGTTACAATAATAGATCCTGAGACAGGTATGCCAGATGAAATACAGGTAGATGAATATTATAAACCTACTGGTGAAGAAATCAATGTTGAATGGAAATGGATTATTGAAGCATGGGAAGGATACAGAGCAGGCGATGATCTTTACTTTGGTATGCAACCATTAGAGTACCAATTCCGTAGAGGAGACAATTTAAATAGTGCTAAATTACCATACACTGGTGCAGCTTATAGTAATACAAATACTAAAGCCAAGTCATTAGTTGCTATTATGAAACCACTACAATACATGTATATCATACTTTGGTATCGTCTTGAAATGGCAATAGCTAGAGACAAAGGAAAAATACCTGTAATAGATGTTACTCAAATACCTAAGAGTATGGGTATAGATGTAGATAAGTGGATGCATTACTTAGGGGCACTTGGTGTAGCATTTGTCAATCCGTACGAAGAAGGTTGGGACATTCCTGGTAGAGAGGGTGGTAAACCATCACCATACAATCAATGGACTTCTATTGATGCAAGTATGTCTAATACTATTAATACGTACATTCAATTACTTGCGAAGATTGAAGAAATGGTATCTGAATTGTCCGGAGTAACAAAGCAAAGACAAGGATCTATTTCTAGTAATGAGCTAGTGGGTAATGTAGAAAGATCTGTAGTTCAATCTGCTCATATTACTGAGCCATGGTTTTGGTTACATAATCAAATTAAAACACATGTATTATCAATGTTATTAGATAGTGCCAAGTTTGCATGGAAGGATGATAAAAAGTATTTAAATTATATATTTGATGAGGGTACTAGAACATTCTTGCAAATGGATGACAATTGGTCATATGAAGACTTTGATATTTTTGTAACTGACAGTACCAAAGAAAGTCAAGCCATTGAACAACTTAAGAGTCTTGTACAACCAGCTATGCAGAATGGTGCATCATTGTTAGATGCTGCTGAAATATTTACTAGTGACAATCTGAGTGTAATTAAATCCAAATTACAAGATATAGAAAACAACAGATTGGAGCAACAACAAGCAATGCAAGAGCAAGAAAATCAACAACAGCAGCAGCTTATTGAAATGCAAAATCAAGTTAAGGAAGAAGAGCTTATGCTTAAAGAAGCTGAACTTGATCTTACTAAATATAAGATTGATCAAGACAATGCTACTAAGATTACTGTAGCTCAATTAAATGCTTATAGAGGATCTGAAAATATGGATCAAGATATGAATGGCATACCTGATCCTATTGAGATTGGTAATCAAGAAATAGCTAGACAAAAAGCTGTGTCTGATGCTATGAGCAAACAAATGGATTTAGCAAACAAGGCTAGAGCTGAAGAAAATAAGAAAGAACTTGAAAAGCGTAAAATTGCTGCACAAGAGAAAGCTGATAAGTTAAAAGCTACAATTGAAAAAGAGAAAATAGCTCTTGAGAATAGAAAATTGCAAGAGGCTAAGAGATTGCAGAAGATGAAAGATGATGCAGCTTATAAGAGAGAACAATTAAAAGCAAAGACTGCTTTAAAAAATAAAGTAGTTGGTGAATCTAAATCTAAAAAATAGGAGGACTAATTATGGCATGTAAGGGAGGCTCTAAAAAGGGCGGAAAGGGTAAACCAGGTAAGACAGGTAAATAAATATTACTAGTATGAAATGGAAAGATCTATCTCTTAAAGAGAGAAAACAGATATATGATAGTGTCAGGGTGAATAACCCTGGTGCTACATATTTTGATATCAAGCAACAATTTGATTCCATTCCTGCATATCAAGATGGTAAAGGTAAGACCATAAATAAAGCAGATTTACCACCAGAATACAGAACTGGTACTCCTGAGTACTTTGAAAGACAAAGGAAAATATCAGGTGCAGTTAATACAGTTCAGCCAGAAGCTTATATTACTCCAGCTGGTTATATTAAAGATGCTGTTAACTTTATTGAAGACTTAGGCAAAGGAGATTATGCTGGTGCAGCAATAGATGCAGTACTTAATTTAATTCCTTGGGGAGTTGGAAAAGGCATCAAAAAACTAAAGTCCAAAGTAGGAAGAATAGTTGAGGGTACTGAAATTGATGGAGCTAGTGTTCACAGTTTTGCTCCTACTCAAACCAAAAAGAAAACTAAAAAGAAAACGGAAGAAGATTATGATTCTGAATTTTCTGAAGTATTAAGAAAGGATAGAAATTCTAAGAAGTACCAACAAGAAATTTCTAGGACAATAGAACAAGCAATTTTTCCAGATGAAAGAACTCGTGAATTAGTAGAAAATGTAGACAAAACATATGGAACTAACTACAAACGAGCTTATTCTAATATTGCATATAAAGACATGACTAAAAGAGGTAGTTATGTCAAATGGGGTAATACGGACAAAGATGGTTATGGGCAAATAAATATAAAAAATATTAAAGATAACGTATTACCTACAGATATAAATGATTATAATATAGTGTTAGATAATAATATTTATATGCCTGGAACTGCCAATCATGAGTTAGGACATGTAGCGGACGGCTTAGCTGGGTCTAGGAAGATTCAGGATTTTGATAGTGGTAAAGAATATATTACAAATACTTATTTAAATTATTTAGCAAATCCTAACAATGCATATAGTTCTGCGGAGTTAAGAAAAATGGGATTATTTGATGCTGCTGGTAGTAGGGCATACTTGTTGAATCCTACAGAAGCTAAAAGTCATATGTTAACTCTAAAGAGATCATTAAAAGATTCTGGTAAAATTACAAACTGGAGTACTCCTGTAGACGAAAATATGATTTTGGAATATATGAGAAATCCGACATCAAATAAAATGGTTAAGAATCAATATGATTTATATAGAAATAAAAACGAGTATATTGATAGATTGAACAAACTAATTCCTATGGAAATTTTAATGCCGTTAGGTGGTGCTGGATTTGTAGGTCATGAACTAAATAAAGAATAATCAATATGGAAAATTTATACCCAGTATACCCAATTCCTTCTTATAAAGACGGAGGTATACACATCAAGAAAAAGAATCGTGGGAAGTTTACGGCAGCAGCTAAAAGAGCAGGGATGGGTGTTCAAGCGTATGCCAAAAAAGTATTAAAAGACCCAAATGCAAGCCCAACTTTAAAGAAGAGGGCAAATTTTGCTAGAAATTTTGGAGGCAGAAAGAAAAAATAACAATTACAATCTAATTATAATTAATTATGGAAAACAATAGTAACGATACACTATTTGGATTTACAGCTATAACTGATATGTTTACTGAACAAGTTGGCAACAACATTCATCAAGATGATGATATTGATGATGAAGAATTAGAGAGACTGAAACAAGAGTCTGTTAAAGCTAGACCTGCTACTCCTGGATCTAAAAATAAAAAGACAGAAGAAATAGAAGAAGAGGAAGAAGTAGAGGAAGAGGAAATCGATGAAGTTGAAGAGGAAGAAGTAGAAGAACCTAAGAAATCTAAGAAAGCCTCTAAGAAAAAGGATAAAGAAGAGACTGAAGAAGAGGAAACCGAAGAAGAAATTGAAGAAGAGACTGAAGAAGATAAAGTTGAATCTAAACAAGTATCTGCTTTATTTGATGCAATTGCTGAAGAATTAGAATGGGATTTTGACGAAGAAGAGGAGGAAGAAAAACCAAAGACTGTAGAAGAATTGGTTAAGTATTTTAAAGAAGTAATCGAAGAACAATCTACTCCAGAATATGCAAGCGAAGATGTTGCAAAATTAGATGAATTTGTTCGTAATGGTGGTAAATTAGAAGATTATTTCTCTATTACTCCGGACATTGATGTTGACAATGTTGATATTGAAAATGAAAATGAGCAAAAGATAGTATTGAGAGAGTTACTAGCTAGAAAAGGTTACAGTGACAAACAAATTGCTAAGAAAATCGAAAGATTTGAAGATGCTGGAGTATTAGAAGATGAGGCTAGAGATGCGGTTGAGGAACTTCAAGAGATTGTTGCAAAAGAGAAAGAAGAGCTATTAGAGCAACAAAGAATCAAAAAGGAGGAAATGGTACAGCGCCAACAAAAGTTTTTTGATGACGTTGTCGGTGAAATAAAGTCCTTGGACAATATACGTGGTATCAAAATACCAGCTAAGGACAAGAAAGAATTATTGGCTTATATATTTAAAGCCGACGCTAGTGGAAAAACTCAGTACCAAAAAGACTATTCCAAGAGCGTAAAGAATTTAATAGAGTCAGCTTATTTTACAATGCGAGGTGACACTTTGTTAGATGCTGCCAAAAAACAGGGTACTAGCTCTGCTATTAAAAATCTGAAAAATAGTCTCAGATCAACAGGCGTTAGTAAAGGTACTAAGAGAATTAATACAAGTTCATCTAACTCTATTTTTAGTCGTGCAGTACAACTACTTTAATTAAAAATAAATTACTAACATTTATATGGATAACGGAATTTTAAATAATTTACAGATCGGTAGAGGTAAATGGTTCTCAGATCTTGTTGATGAGAATATGATTTCAAATGCAATGCTTACTAGACCGTATGAAGTAACCCGTGTTATTTCTTATGTATTCGGTTCTAAAGATGATGGTTATAGCACTTCTTTGGATGCGATTACTGGTGGTCTTGGTAATGTAATGACAATTGACCAAAGAGACTACGAATGGTCTGTAATGATTGATAGCGATAGAGCTGTGACAATTCGCTCTGCAAAATGGCAGGGAACAGAAATCACTGCTGCAAATGCTAGCACAGTTATGGCAGGTTTGGGTAACACACCTATCATGTTGTGGTTAGAGGACAAATGGTTTGGTCCTGGTGCAATTTTGGAATTTGATAATAGAGAGTATCAAGTACGTGTTTCTGGTGCTCCTTATCAAGATGGTAATGAATGGGTTTATACTTGTTTCATTGCAGATGGTCAATCTAACTCTTATATTCCTGGTGAATATTTGTTAGCTGGTCGTCAAGTATCTCGTTTAGCTTCTGCTTACGAAGAGTACAGTGAAGAGGGTGATATCCTGAATTATAATACTCATTTCAAGATGAGAAACTTCTTGTTTACGACTCGCTTGGATTATGATATTACAGGTACAGCTTATTCTACAGTACTTTGGATTGCTTTGAAAGATCCTAAAACTGGTAAGACTTCTTACTTGTGGTCTGATTATCAGGAATGGAAGGCAATGCGTGAGTGGTCTAAGAGATGTGAGAGAATGATGGTTTACTCTAAGTCTAATGTAAATAAAGACGGTTCTACTTCATTGTTAGGTACAAATGGCCGTCCGGTTTACATTCCTGCAGGTTTGTTGCAACAGATTGCTCCGTCTAACAGACGTTACTACACTGAGTTAACTCCGGAATTGTTGGAAGACTTCTTGTTTGATTTGTCTTACAATATCTTAGGTACTAACGAACGTAAGTTTGTTGCTTTGACTGGTGAAATGGGTATGAGAGAATTTGACCGTGTATTGAAACAAAAAGCAGCTACAATGAACTTAATTGATACGAAGTTTATCAGTGGTTCTGGTCAGGCTTTAGTTTTGGGTGGTCAGTTTGTAACATACAAGATGACGAATGGCATTGAATTGACATTGAAACATTTCCCGTTGTATGATGATACTACTTATAATCGTTTGTTACACCCGGTATCTGGTAAACCGCTGGAATCTTATAGAATGACGTTCTTGGATCTTGGTAGACGTGATGGTCAAGCTAACATCGTTAAGGTTGTTCGTAAGGATCGTGAGATGGTTATCTGGAATACTTCAGGTTCTGTAGCTCCGGGAACTGGTTACTCTAAGAATAAATCCACAGTAAGATCTAATGCAAAGGACGGCTATTCTGTACATTTCCTCGGAGAAATGGGCATAATGCTTAGGGATCCCCGTGCATGTGG